GGCGGATTAGCTTTGTAGTCGTCAAGGAATAGTTCGAGTTTGTCAAGCAGGGCGACATTGCCTGAGCTAAGTGCATGAACTCTGCATTCTTCCAGCATCGCCGCCATTGACTCAATAGTGTTGCAGGACATCTCCGCATGGATTGTCGCAAACCCAGTCTTTCGCATCAGTTCGACCTGATGTTTTTTCCACTGTGGCTTATATGTGCACACGTTCGTTTCCTCCTGCCCTCGCGGGCCTTAGATTGTTACCACCATTGACCACAGTCGGAACAAATCTCAGTCACTTGCCCATGTCCGCCCATCTCCTGCCTGATGTGCTCATGCTGGCACTTGGCTCTTACTTCTGGCGGCTTTGCCGCTGCGTCCAGCCTTTTGCTCCTCGCCTCGAACATTAGCCGTTCGAGTTCAGACGCTTTCTTGTCGATGCCGTCCACTGTGAGCCTCCTGCCCTCGCGGGCTGTTAGGTGTTAGCCGCCGCCCCAGCACTTCTTTGCTGTCCAATCATGGGCACGTTGCACCCACTTAAGCTCCCAAGGGAATGCGAGCAACGGATGAATCAGGAAGTTGTGCACAAACTTCCACCAGTACCAATTAGCAGTTTTCATGGTCATATCTCCTGTTTCCTTCATCGTGACATGCACACCTGGTACGCCGCTGCGTTCCAGCATGCCTTTTACGATCTGAGCCGACTGGAATCCTCGCACCTTCCAACCAAGCTCTCGGCGTGGTCTGCAATCAAGCAACACCCCGCCGTTACAGCATGCCCACTGCGGATCGTTCTCGGCTGCATCGGCAAGCGTGTCATCATGGGAGAAATCCAGCGTCATTTCATCAAATGGGTATGATGCCACTATCTCGAACATTGTCGTTTCCTCCGTTAGTGGGTCAGCCAATACCAGAACCATACGGTACCGCAAAAAACGACAATTGTAGCTGTGGTCTCGGCGATGATTCGATGCAGTAACGGTAGTTCGAGCGGCACCTCCGCATCAGGGTTATAGCATGGGTTTAACACCCATCTGGCTTCGTGGATGCTGTGGCCAGTCTTGGCACGGTGTACTTCGTCTAGTTTCTGGTCACGTACTCGAATTGTCATGACTTCCTCGCCTCCAGTTTCTTGACCTCAATATCCAAGTGTGTTTGGCAAAGATGCAACACATCCTCCTTGTCGTATGGATGCCACTTGAGTGTATTGACTGGCATCTCTGGACAATAGTCCGTCTGGCACCAGCAGCATGGAGGGGTTGCAAACGATTCAACCTGATACTTCGATGCCCTCTGGTGATGCCAGTTCTTGTCGAAGTCGATCATGGCGTCTTCTGGCGTGTCGCCGAATCCGCAGACACCTTCCATCAAGTTGGAGCCGTACAAAGCACTCCACTTGCTGCCATCTCGCACAACAGAAGGCCGATAGAGGACACTGGGGCGAGTGTACTGTCCCTCGGTGTACCTGATTGTTTCTTGCAACTGTATGGGTATGCTTCCCAATGCATTTGCCACTGCTAAGTCTAAGTCTTGCTGATTCACGTTTGTTTCCTCCTGCCCTCGCGGGCTGTTAGTCGAGGGGCCGGTTGCTCAGTCCCTCATGTCGCTGCTGTCTTTGGCTTCGGCGTAGGTCACGGCATCTTCAATGTCGGCAAAACGGCACAATACTTCGCGGCCTGATGCTACCACGCACCAGTCGCCAGTGTTGCCGGGATGAATCTCGATATTGCCGTTAATTGGCAGGATAAGCTCGCCACCAAAATCCTCCACCCGGTCAGCATAGCGGCCAAAGTCTTCACGGCTGATCTTGCTCATATGTCTGTCTCCACAGATTAGTGATGAAACATAACGAAAACTATAGGACGTAGAACCCCTACGCCACTGCCGACAATCGCCGACGATACACAAGGCGGCAGCCTGCTCCAGTTCGGCTAGTTCTGCCTCCAGCGTGTCGATACGCTCGGCCACGCGATCCAGGGCTTCATAATCTGCCTGCCCCTCGCATCCAAAACCACTTCCTCATCGTTTCTTCCTCCTGCCCTCACGGGCTGTTGGGGGGTTAGTGCATGCTGTGTGTGGCAATAAAGAGAGATTCCTTGAGCTTCTCGATCTCTCTTGACTGCTCCTGCTGTAACTGCATCAGCAATCGCCAGCGAGTTTCATTCATGCTGTTTGTACCGAGCGGACTGTTGCATGGGCACCCATCTGTCATCCATGCATTTTTAAGTTCCAACGGCCCACCGCAGTGGAGGCAGCGGGGATCAACATAATCGAATCCGCCGATCACATCTGCCTTTGGTGCATCGCTCATGTCTCTCTCCTCGATTGCCCTCGCGGGCTGTTGTGGGATTGACCCTGGAAGCCTCCCATGACTTCCCGAGCCGGGTTAATGTGATCCCCTCCCTGGGGCCGGACTTGTTCAGCAATCCTTTCTTCGCAACACACTTCAGCATGTTGTGGACTGCATTGATGTTGATGCCCAGCTCGGCAGCAAGCCAGCGATAGGGAGGAGCTTTCCCTTTCTCCTCCAGATGATCGATGATCATCGTCATGATCTGCTCCTGTTTCTCTGTCAATCTTCGCATGGATCCATCTCCGATGAGAACCACGGCGGCTGCATTACATGATCTCGGTCGACCCATGACCGACCGAGCAGCCGCCGTGGTGTTCCTCACTGTCTCACTTGGTAGGGCATTTTCTTGTTCAGACAATTAGCGACGGCGCTCCAGCTCACCTTAATGATCAGGATCCCGCCCAGTTGGATATGAGCGATCATGTCATGGCGACTCATGATCTTCCCCTCCACGATATCGCCATCCAGCATCTGGACTTGGATCGGGGGCAGTTCATCCCTGACTTTCTCGACCGTCCATGCCTCTCCGTATTCTTCGATCAGATGCTGGAAGGTATCCCGGAGCTGCTCGCAGAGCTGGCGGCGCATGATGTGGTTCATCTTCCGAGTCTGTTTGTGGAAGAGTCGGATGATCGCATCCTTGGCAATGTCATCAGCTCCATAGAGAAGCGTGGGCATCGCCCGCTTCTTGGATTCCCGCTTGTCATTGATCAGGGCCATGGTCATTCCTTCGTTAGAGCGAGTTGGGAGATCATCGCATTCAGCTTGATCGCTTTCCGCTGGATGATAGTCGGAGCAGGAGCGCGATCGGCGGCGAGTCTCACCGGCTCCTGGAGCCATTCAGCGAGCAACTTCTCCCGCTCGCTCCACCATTCTTTCATGGCTGTCATTGTCCGCGCTTCGGTCCGCCGTTCATTGTGGACCCATGCCCTGCGCATCTCGACTGCTTCCACAAACTCGTAGATGTGGCAGATCTCATGGCAGATGATCATGGCAAGCGCATCGTAGTGATCCTGGAGATCCCAGACCGGCCATGTTCCGCCTCGCCCTCCATAGGTATGCTTCAGGGGATACTGGGCATCCCGATGGATCCGGATCCGGATCTCTCGCTTTGACTTGCTGGCATATCCTCGCCAGTACCAACTGCGCTTGGCGAAGATAGCCGACTTGACTTCACGCCTCTTGATCCCGAATTGATCACATGCCCAACCAATCATGCGTTTGAGCAGATGATCTGGATACTCGGAAGTATTCTTAAACTTCATGACTCGCTCCTGGAAAGCGTTTAGGTGGATGGGATCAATCGAATAGGTTTGTAGCATCGGTCCCGGCTTCCCGGTAGATCCCGTGATCATTGATCCACTCGATGAATTGGCTGACGCTGTCAAACACTTCAACCGTGACGTGATCATTCCATGATCTGGCGGAATAGGCAAGTCCGAAGAATTTCGTCGTGAATACTCGGATCCGATCTTCGCAGATCTGGACTTCATGCAGCACTGGAGCGCCCTTGATGTTGGGGGCTCCTGCGTACCATAGACTCCCCTGGAGGTTATGGATATTGTTCGGACTTCTCACCCAACCGAGATCGAGTAATTGTGATTCAAAGCGATTCATGGGATGCTCCTGGAAAGCGTTTCAATTCTCTAAGGGAATGATATCCAATCGGGATTGTATTGCAAGTCGAATTCCAGAGAAATCCCCTCCCATTCCTGGGAGGGGATCCGGGATCCTGGGACTAGGCAACCATCTTCATCAGACTGCCTGCCTTTGCCTCCAGCTCCACCCGGGCATCGGTGTGCTGGATGGATCGAGCATAGGCCGTGATCCCATTCACGATATCCCAGAGACTCCGGGCTTTCCCTTCCTCGGCAACAGCGGAGTCCACCGATGCCTTAGCCTGGGTCTTGGTGAAGCCACGGCTCTGGAGCCAGCTTGCCACCGTCTCCCCCTTGCCTTCGTTCAGGGTCGATGCCACATCCAGTGACTTGGCTTTCTTGATTCCTTCCACCAGCTCGGCGGTCGATTCATCGGCGTAGCGCTGAAGATATCGCTGGCCTTCGTAAGCGAATCGATCAGGAGCGCCGCCGGTGTGACGGATCCGGAGTTCCTTCACATTGGTCGCCCCCCAGATGATCCGGTTATCGCAGACATAGCGATAGAGGAAGGTGCAGAGTCCGAAAGTCCCGGCCCCTACTTCTGAATTCCAAGTGTAGAAGCCACGGAAGAGAGTCTCCCCTCCGACCTCCACGGGATTCTTGGGATCGACTAAGAACATGAACACGTCACGATCAGAAGCGTAGAGGGTTGTGGCCCGCCTGGGATTCTTCGTTGTGTAGGATGCTGATGGGATCTGCCAGCGCCCATCATGATTGACATTCTCGACCGCCTTCACTACATCCAGATCCCAGATCCGTCCGTAGCTGGTGGAGGTCATGGCCCTCAGTTCATGCTTGCCATTGCTCTGGGCCAGTACAAGGGAATCATCACGCATGGGAGCATGCTCCAGTCCCCACTGAAGATTGATGGCAGCGAGAGCAGTCGGCAGGGTCCGGAGATATCCCGCAGGGGCTTTCGCATATTGGGAGAGTTGACCGAAAGCGAAATTAGTCGGGGTAAGGATCCGGCGAGCGCCAGCGGTCGGATCGAATACCTCGATGCCCAACTTCTCGCCGGTGTCATCTGTCACAGCGCGGAGTTGTCGGACTTCCGGGGTGGCTGTCCATGATTCCCGCTTCCGCTTTTCGACGGCGGACTTCAGTTCAGCGATGGAGAGATATCGCTCATCATCAGGACGGCTGGCCCATTGGCGGGAGGCAGCATTCAGAGTGGTGAGGTTAGACATGGGGGAAACTCCTGTGGCCCGTATCAAGCCCTGGCCCGGCTGAAGCATCTCGGCAATGTGCCTCGACTGCGCTTCCCTTCGACCCCTGATCCATCAGGGGGCGATGGGAGGAACAGGTTAGCACTTCGAGCAAGGAACCCATTGATCGATGCACTGCTGGAGGATGTTGGCAGTCAATTCCAGATCGCTATCGAGTACATCAGTTGTCCAGTCATCGCCCAGACGGCGGCGGGTTTCCTGATAGTAGCGACTGTTCTTATTCGTGGGGACAGCTTGAACGCTGATCATCTTGGCGGGACGTGGATACTTGGCCTGATGAATGGAGACTTGAATCCTGTGTTTGATTCCATCGACCAGCACGATGCTGTTGTGATACTTGGCCCAATCACCATAAATATCGAAACTCTTCATCGGTCATTCCTCAGCCCGTACAACGCCCTGGCTCGGCTTGGCCTTGTCTCGCTGGCCTTGCGTGATGGATCATTTATCCATCTGCAATCATCTTAGATCAATCCGGATTGGATTGCACTCCCGTTCTGGAAAATTCCTGGAATTATTTCAGGGCCATCAGTTCAGCGCGGAGACTGGGATCTGATCGGAATCTGCCGATCAAGCAACTGGTGATCATCTCAGCGCCCAATTGCTTCACACCCCGGCAGCTCATGCATGAGTGAGATGCAGTGATCACGCAAGCAGCGCTCATGCATGTATCGATGCAGTTCACGATGGAATTGGCGATCTGTCCGGTCATTCTCTCCTGGAGCTGGAGTCGCTTGGCGAAGCATTCCACCAGCCTGGGGATCTTGGAAAGTCCGATCACCTTTCCTGCTGGGATGTAGGCGACGGTGGCTGTACCGGAGAATGGCAGGAGATGATGCTCACAGAGAGACACGAAGCGAATGCCACGGACGATGATCAGCTCATCCGTGTCACAATCGAATTGCTTGGCAAGGATCTTCTGCGGATCCTGCTGATAGCCTTCGGTCATCTCTAGGAAGGCTTTCAGGACTCGCCCTGGGGTTTCCCTTGTGGCTTCATCATTGCCCCTGCCCACCAGCTCCAGCATGGCGCGAATGCCTTGCTTCGCTAGGACTTGTACTGTCTCGCTCATTTGCTTTCCCCTATCGAACTGACCAAAGTTTATGGAGCTGGCAGGACAAACGCCACTGCGGATTCTGCTTCACCAGATCGATGCACCACTTCAGCACATCAGGACGGATGACTCCGGCTTCGGCATGGGGACTGATCAGATGATGCTGGGCTTCGATCTTCGGCTTCGGGATTCCCTGCCCATATCCCCTGACGTACTTCAGCTCATGACAGCTCGGCAGCTTCAATGTATGCTCGGCGGTCTTGGGTGAGCAGGTTATCCAATCCAGTAGATGATGGACTACATCCAGATCCTGGGTGCCATTGGTTTCAATGGCAAGGAAGTAGGAATGATCCTTCAGGAATTTCACCAGCTCAAAGTCGAGCTGGAGTCCTGGCTCGCCTCCGGTGAAGATGATCGACTTGCAATCCTTTCCCTCTCGCTCGATCCAGTCCAACAGCATGGGCGGATTCACTTTGCGCCCGGATGTGAATTCGGTATCACAGACTGGCTGGAATACCCCTGGCTCGACTTCATCCCCATTGCAGGCGAGATTACAGCCAGAGAACCGGACGAAGATGTTAGGAGTCCCGGCCCGGACTCCCTCCCCCTGGAGGCTGTAGAACACTTCGTTGATTGTGTACTGCTTCATTTGACTTGCTCTTCGTAGTAGGTGCATCGCGCGGTACATGTTTCCTCGACCGCCACGGCGATGAGTGCTGGCAGTTGGGGCTTGAGATTCCGGAAGATCCAGCGAGCCAGCTCCTCCGAAGTAGGATTCTCCAATCCAGTCGTATCGTTCAAGTGCCAATGATCGAGATCCTCTTCCAGCAGTGGCTTGACGATCTCGCTGATCCTGCCATAGTCGATGACCATTCCCTGCTGCGGACCTTCCGTTTGGACTTGCCCAGCGACCTTGACTGTCATCTTCCATGAATGACCATGGAGCCTGGAGCATTTCCCATCATGCTTCGGGAGCTGATGGCTCGCCTCGAACCGGAACTCTTTCTCCAGAATCCAGAATGATTCCACCGGCATGATAGCTACTCCTGATAGATGGTCGGATCCACAACGCCGGCAGAGACGAAAGCCTCTCGGCGCTCAACGCATGTTCCGCATTTCCCGCAGTGCTTTTCTCCCCCTTCGTAGCAGGAATAGGTCAGCTCGAAGGGAAGCCCCATCGCTGAGGCATCCTTCAGGATCCCAGCCTTGCTGTAATGCAGATAAGGGGCCACTAGATTCACTTCGTAGAAGTGGCAACGTCGCAGCGCGGTTTTCATCGCCTGGACGAAGGGAGGTCGGCAGTCCGGATAGATGGCATGATCACCGGCATGAGCGCCGTAGTAGACCGTGTTCATCCCTCGACCGATAGCGGCTGCAGCAGCCACCGAAAGCAGGATCATGTTGCGATTAGGAACGACCGTCACTTTCATGGACTCATCGGCATAGTGTCCATGAGGAACGGGAGCATCATCGGTCTGGGAGCTACCCTTCAGGATTGTCCGCAGGCAGGAGAGATCGATCAGCTCATGATCGACTTTGAAATGCTCGGCCAGCTTGCGGGCATAGATCAGCTCCCGGCTGTGTCGCTGTCCGTAGTTGATGGAGCAGGCGACGATCTTATCTGCCGGATACTTACTTGCCAGCAGGGCGAGAACTGCGGCGCTGTCCATTCCTCCGCTGAGGATCACTACTCCCGGTTCCATGTTCTAGCTCCTGATTCTTATGCATCCTGCCACTCCCGATCTCAGCCAAGCGTACCGTACCGGGCTGAACTTTCGGGAAGTGTTTCTTGAAGAGCGCGGCCCACTTCTGCCGGGCTCGTTGTTCCAATTGTAGATAGTAGATAACTTGTGATCGCAAGTCCTGCTTCGATCCTCGAACGCTCATCTCTCCGAACATGGCCCACTTGCCGAACTTGCAGGGACCGACTTCCCATGTCGTGGCATCGACGCTATCGAAGGGAAGCGCCATCGTGGAGCGCTCACTCCCAAACCCGAAGCCATGCATTCGCTTAGGCCACACCCGGTTGAAGCATTCCTGCGCCCACTCATCGCGCCTGCGGAATCCCACGCAGCCGCCCAGTGCTATCTTTGGATAGTCTTTCGCAATTCCCTTCAGGACATGATCAGGCTCGCCCACATGGAAGCAGGGGATGGCTTCGACTCCCTGCTTCCACATCTTTTCACAGTTCTTGATACTCGCCTTCCAATCACCGATCACATCCAGCGCGTAGACTTCGACGAGCGTTTTATCCTCTTCCTGGAGCCGCTTACAAGTATCGATGTACTTCTGTAGATCGATCTCGTTTCCTGAGTTGTGCGCGGAGAATGCTCCCGAGTCCAGCGCCCAGTCCCGGTAGATGAATCCCTGCTTGGCTTTCAGGAAGGACTCCAGATAGACATAGCTCACCAGCAGCGCTGGCTTCAGCTCCATCGTCACATTCAAAGCACTGGAAACTCTGCCGGTCATCTGTCCCCCTGGGGCTGTGAGTTTTGTTCGCAGGGATGGATTATCAGGGCGCTCACCCTGGGTGAGCCCCGTACAACTCAATCGCACATCGATCATGGATCACTCGCAGAAATGTTTGCAGATCATGGCTAGGATTGCGCCTTCACTCTTGGCATCATCCTGGGGATTCTCTTCCACCCACTTACTGACGGCTGCCTCGATCAGCTTCCGTTCCTTCTTCGTCAGCTCCACCGGATCGACCTGGGAAGCATGCCCACCGACTCCGTTTCCTTCCCGACCGGGCAAGTCGCCGGCAGCTCCGGGTTTCCAGTCAGCAGCGAGCAGCGGATCGATCACATAGTCCGGAAATACAAGACCGGCTAGATCATCCTGCTTCTGTTTCTTGAGCCACTTGAGATTGAGTCCGAGTTGCTCGGCATCCTGACCCGCCATCGCGCTGATCGGATCATGGACTGTGATCTGCTCCCTGGCTTCTGCCTCGGTGAGATCGGTGATGAGTACTGGTACTTCCTGATCGGTCCCGATCATCTCTGTGCGGAGATGCCCATCGATCAATTCGTAGAAGCCTTTCCCCAGATCCCGGACGATCACCGGCTCGATGATGCCGATCTTCTCCAGTGACTTCTGGAGTGCTGCTCGCTGTGGGTCGAGATGGACGCGCCAATTGTGGGGCGAGTCTTTGATCTTGTTGGCTGGGATGAGTTGCAATTGATTAGACTTAAATCTCAGTCTAAATGACTTACTCGATCCGGGCATAGTACACCAAGGGCTTGAATGATGACCTTCAGCGCTTCACCGTTACTGACGTGCTTCGTGTCGAAGTGCAGGATCATCCAGCCAAGTATAGCAGCCTGGGACCACTTCATGAAGTCTTTGTGCTGATGCGCTCCCCTGGAGTGGGCTCCTGCTTCCTGCTTCCCCCGCAGTTTCCTGGGGATGAAAGTCCCTCCATGAATTTCAATCGCCAGTTTACATTCTGGGAATGCTAAGTCGAAGCGATAGGGATTGCGCTGCTTTCGGTCGGATCTCCGGAAATGGAATTGCGGCTCCCATCCAATGATGCCCAGATCTTTCAATCGTGAGCTGATCATCCCCTCCAGATCGGGACGCGCTTTCTTGAAGAGGGACTTGCCCCGAGCTGGAAAGCAGCTCGGGCATCGCTTCGGCATCTTGCGCGGGTCATTCCCTGGGAACTGATGCCCGCAGTCGGGGTAGATCATGATGATCTTCTCCATCTCCCAACGTCTGGTAAGTTTTCTTATGTTTCATTCATCTTGGCTTTGATGTTGTCGATTTCACCGCGCAACGAATCCGACATGAACGATGGCAACTTTGTGTCGATAAAGTCGGAAACCTTCTCTCTTAGCTTCCCTAATTCGACACTAATGTCTGTAAGGTCTGGATGGCATCCCATAGCCTCCACTTGCCGAATAGCATCGCCGATTGCCTTCTCTGCTTCTGTCTGTAGAAGCATGTCACATCGGCGTGGTATTCCGTCTTTTCGCAGTATCATCGCTCGCTCTCCTGTTGTCGCCCGAAGGCTGGGTTAGATATCCCATTCCTTATCGCCATCCTTGTTGCAAACGGGGCAATCCTCTTCACCGTCCCCATGCATGCAACTATCTGCGCCCCTGCAAAGGTCATCAATGCACACTATCACAAAGCCCCTGCCGCCACAGTAATAGCAGCTTGAATCGCCTTCGTCGTCCATTGCCATCTCCTACGTGCCTCGTGGCAGTGCTCCTGTTGTCGCCCGAAGGCGGGTTAGAGTTTCAAGAATAGACCGCTGCAAGTGATGATCGTGTTATCGCTGGCGTGGGGATGCCTTGGATGATCGTAGAGTTTGTTCTTGCAGACCACGCACAACGAATCACCACCGGAGCGGCCAGGGTAAATCGGAGTAGCAGCGCAACCGGCAATCCGGTCGTAATGCTTGAGTGCATCGGGACACAGTGTTTCACATTTCTGCCGTCGCCGTTCGTTCATCTATCCCGCCTCCAACGTCTCATAATTTCAACTATGTCTCATTCTCAGTCGGGCCACTTTACCTTGTCTTGGTTGTCGCTTCTCCAGTTAATCATCTGCATCGCTGCGAGTCGAACATTCTTTGCATGGTCGAAGAGTCCCGCAGTCTCGCAAAGGTCGGCATAGTGCATGACCACATCAACCGACAATTTGTCTTTCGCCCGCAGAGCGAACCACGGTTCGCCCGGCAGCAACTTGGATTCCAGCCTGCGGGCGTTGCCGTATTTATACTCTCGCCTTGCTTCTGGAATCCCTGTCAGTGGCCCATACGCTGGCGGGATATTGTTAGGCTCAAGCCATCGCACCAGCTTGCCTGTTTTGATGGCGTGGTCAATCTCGCCGCGAGTCGAATCGCCAATATACCCGCCCACGTTCAAGACGAGAATTTCGTCCGACAAGTCGATCTTCTGCTTATGGAGTTCGTCGAGTTTGATTTTCTCCTTCGGCGTGCATCCCACTTGCTCACCGTGTTTGCCGTCGCTATTTGGATAGTGCCCAACGCTCAGAACGATTCTCCCTGCCATCGTCTCATCGTAGTTGGCTTTCTGGAACGCCTCATAGAATCGCGTTGATCCGCACAGCGTCACAATCGTTGGCCTGCTCATCGTAGCTTCTCCAGCTTGTGAAAGGGAATGAAACATAACTCTTATTATCCGGCGTAGGGCATCTCACGGATCATTAAGTGGTCAGGGACTTCGACGATCTTATCCCACTGCTTCATGAAGAACGGGATGCTATGCTTCCGGCATTCATCCAGTATCGATTGTACCCATTTCTCGTCCATCTGGCGAGCATTCTTCCCTGATTCGCCACCGACTATCACCCAGTTGATTCCTTTCAGCTCCTGGGGATCGAACTTCAGCGGCCCTAGCAATGGTTCGATGGAGAGCCACTTCGGTCCGCCTCCAGTAACCTTGAGGAGATGACGCAAGCGACTCATGTTAGCCTGGGATGTGATCGTCGTTCCCGGCCAGATGTTCCGCTTCATCTCATGCTGCAAGGAAAATGCTGCCATGATCTGCGGGCGCTTCGTGAGGAGCAGATAGTGATGCGCGGATCTATGCATCATGTCCAGACAGCTCTGCGGTTTCCATTGTTTGAGGCAGTTGCGATGAGTACATGTGATCGCATCCTCAGTGATTCCGGCAGCTCGATCCTGCTTTAGAAATTGAACCAGTGGTGGTTTGTGTCCCTTCGGACAGACCATCGGCCCCCACTTCTCAGCAAGCCAGTTCAGATCCAGTGATTCTGTGAAGGTATCGCCCATGTCGTTCAGGAAGATCAGTCGTGGCATTCCATTCAACCACGGCTTGTCTGCTCGATCCTTCCCAGTCAGATCGTGCCACTTGGCGATATCGTAGATCCTCTCCCGGAAGATCTTGGGTTGATCGAAGGACTTCGGGAAACCTGCATTGACTCCAGCGTAGCGCTCGGTGAGAACTCCAGCGTAGCAATGTTTGATGCCCTTGGCAGGATTCCACAACTCGCAGCCATCGCAACCCATCATCAGATTGAGTGAGCTATCGCACCACTCGATGTTAGTCTCTCTTGACATGATTCAATTCTCCCTGGATGGATTGCTCGAATGAGCTGATGCTCGACTTCAGATGATTCAGTCGCCCCTGGAGAGCATCCAGCGACTCCAGCAGACTGCATGCTTGCATGGCCTGCTTCAGTTTTTCGATGTGCCGATCTTCCTGCGCCTGCTGTCCGATTCCCGAGTAGTAGCGATTGAGGTTCAACTCATCTAATACTCGATTCACGAAATCATTCCGTTCCTGGAATGACTTCCCTAATTGACTTTCCAGATGTTTGAGTCGCATCAGCTCGGCAGTGTCTTTCTCGATCTCCTGCTGCCTCTCCCGATAGAACTTATTGATCGCCTCCTGCTTCGCTGCATCGACTTGCTTGGCGATATTCCCCTGGACGTTCCGCAGCATGCTCACCACGAAGTTATCCAGTGGCTTGGCAGCGGCGTTGCCTGGGGCTTTCTTCTTCGTCCTGACCTTTTCTTCATCGCTGATATGGATGTGACCCCACGGCTGCGGGATCTCTTCAGGCTGGGCGATGTTGTCTTTCCCCATCGTCACAAGGTACCACTGATAGCACTTCTTGAAGAAGGCATCGGCCTTGCGTGGCTGTTTCAATTCCTTGAGCCAGTCACCCCGGCTCACTTTGATTTCAATGCCGATCATGCAATGCCCACGACTGGGCCAGATTGGGATGATGACTCCATCAGCCGCGCCGGATCGAGCATACCCCGTCCCATCCTGGACTTCGGAGAGATGAATATACTCGCTCCTGGGCCAGATCGAATCAGCAAGGATCATTTGCGCCCTATGCACTTTTCTTCCCTCCCTGCAATGGTTCATAAAAGTAGAGCTGAGAGCTGATATCGATCCTGCCGCAGAGAGTGCATGATCGCTGTTGATACCAGCGCCCACCCGTTTCGTATGGATCGCTCCAGCGGCTGTACTGATGATCCTCGCACTCGATTGCCTGCGACGACTGCTTCCGGATCCTCTCCTCATGCCGACGGTGCAACCATTCGGAGATCATGTCATTGAACAGCAGGCAGATCCCGAATAAGAGGAGACTGGCTCCATAGTAAAGTAAACCCAGATATGGATTATCGTACATCATCGCTTTCTACCTCCATATAGAGAGTAAGGCATCGGCTTCCGTGTAAGCTGCCAGCAGGCGGGTTTTCTGATAGATCGGATCCCGATCATTCAGCTCATCCGTGAACTCATCGTTCAAGGTGGTGGTTACTATCCCATCCTGCCGGTGCAGGCGGGAGAAGAGGGCATCGGTATTGCGCTGCCGATTCCGTTCTGATTCTCCACTCATCAGATGAATGGGGATCGCTGATAACGCATAAGCTACTGCCATGTCAAGGTTGAACTGGATCCGCTTCTTCCACCGGACAATATCAGACACCGGCCACTTGTGGCAATCCTGAAGCGCTCCCCAGATGACCTTGAATGCTTGCTGATTCTTCAACTTGATGATCTGGGGCCACGGCTTATTGTCGATGGTCGGGCATTTCTCGATGGGACAACTCAGATAGGACTGGACTCCCGCTTTCACTTCGGAATCCAGTACCCATGTATCCCAGCCATCGATTTCCTGGAGGAGAGCATCACATCTCACCAACTCAAATTTAATGGCATGGAGCGCCCGACTCTTTTCTCCTGGAAGTGTGAATATCCGTCCCAGTCGCTCCAGTCGTTCTGTAGCGATCTTGAATCCCAATAACTGGAGATCAATCCCCAGCAGCTTCGGCAGTCTCTTCGTCTCGCTCATTGTCTGCATCCTCCTGGAAAGAATACAAGGGACCATTGATCAACAGGATCTCTGGAGCCGCTTTGGATCGCTTGCCCCTTCCATTCTGCTGGTGTAGTTGTTTGTTCATCGTGCATTCCAGCACGCTCCACCCTTCGTAGAGCTGCCGGATGATCGGAGAGTCATAATAGCTCACGATGATCCGGGCATGCTTGTACTGGCGCAGGGCTTCAGCTAATCGGTGATGATCCTTGGCATGATCGAACTCATGAAGATACAGTCCACCCTGACCATTCTTGATGTTGATGGATCGAGTCCCGGCGTGATAGGGAGGATCACAGTAGATGCAAGTTGCTTTGTCATCTTCAAAGCAGTTCATGATCTTGAATGCGTCCCGCTTCAGGATGACCACATTCTTCAGGCGATGATGCCACCACGGAATGGATTCGACGGCATTGCGAAAGCGAACGGTTGGAGATCCTCCCCCCTTCGTCCATCTCACAGCGAGTTGATAATCGAGTCGCTTCGTTCCGGCTGTCCCATTGCGTCCCATCCAGCAGGCGATGAAGTACCAGTAGGCGCGATCGGGAAGGACTTCCGTGATCCCCACATCCGGAAAGTGACCGGCCAGCTCATGCTTCGCCCTGGCTAGGATATCATCACCCATCGTACATTGCTGGAGGCGGTCGTAGAGCTGCTCGGCGAGATCGATCTCCCGGATCACTCGGTTCAAGTTGATAATGTCCCCATGCAAGTCGTTGATGGTTTCTTTCTGGCTCTGGGGTTTCCCGAATAGGACAGCCAGCGAGCAGGCGAATGGTTCAAAGTACTGGGTGTGCTTCCCCATCTGGGCGACGATCTTTGGCGCTAGGGTCCGCTTCCCTCCGAAGGCTGGAACGGTTGCCATGACAGCAGGGAGATTCAATAGATCGAACGGGGCATCAGGCATTGATCAGCTCCTGGAAAGCCTGCTTGAGAAGTGAATCATGTCCGGTAAATTCTCTACTCATCTCAGAGTAGGCTTGCTGATCGGTCTGCCCATTGGCTCGGCGAGCCATGATCCGCTTCTTCGCTTCAGCCACGATCGCTGTCTCTTTTCCATCCCTGACCTTTGCCCTGGGGTAATACCAGCCATTTGCTCCGGACTTGATCCCAAACGCTCCTGGATTGCCCCAGATGCCCCTGAAAAATCTAACGGGCCTTTCCTTGGATTTATCCCTGATCGTGTCAATCCGCTCGCCCCAGCACTCCAGAGCAGCGTTGAATAGATCATCTGGCTGCTTCCTGGGGATGCAGAGCGAACATATTTCAGGCGATAGCCCTGTTTTTTCCTCCATCAACTTAATTTGAGAGGATGAGGATCTGGGCATCTCTTCTTCTTCGGATCTCTGGGGAGCATTAGGAATAATTATCAAGTGATCATCCTGACCAGTTGCAAGTGGTCGGGATGATACCTTGGAAGTGGTCAGGGTGATCATTTCCATGTGATCAATTTGACCACATGGGAGATCTGTCTCGGCATGCTCTGGGTGATTGGGTGGGAAGAGTGGCATCTTCTCCTTGAACCATGCTTCGATCCTGGAGAAATTGATCTGATAGCTTGTGGTTCGATCATGCCCATTCGATTGGCGGGCGAACAGCAACCCCTTCCCCTTCAGCAGTCTGATCCCCCTTCGGACAGTCACTACCGAGAAATGGGTCTTAGATGCCAGATGCTCGGCAGTGTAAGTGAACGTGTAGACGGGATCGGCGAGATCATCGACTCGATGATCCTTCGCTCGAAGCCGGAAGCAATAGAGGAGATACTCCAGAACTTCCGTCGCCGCCTTGTTTCCCTCACATGCTCGCATCACATCCTGCCGGTCCCATGTGAACTGGGCAATCCGTTGCCATCCCTTCATGACTTCACCCCCACCAGCAGCTTCATCCCTGCTTCTTCTGGAGTACGATCACCTTTCCGACTGTTGCAACTTCGGCATGCTGGGACAATGTTTGATTCATCATCTAACCCACCCCTGGAGAGTGGGATCACATGATCCCTTGTAGTTGCCTCACATCCACAATAAGCGCAGGATCCGATGATCCTGCCCTCATGGAACCATGGTCGCTGCCTTTCCTCTTCACGAAGAGGGGTTTGATAGACACGGTAATGAAAATCAAACCTTCCGTTGATCGTCTCACGGATCAATTGGACGTATCCCAATTTTCCGGCTTCACGGAGAATGCGCCGCAGGGCCAATAATCCTATATCGCCACCCTCTAGCAATTCCGCTACTCTCCACTTCTTGTCTGGAGCTGTGTACATGAACATCAGCAGTCCCAGACATTCAAAACTAACACCCGGCGTATCGATCAGCTCATTGGGTACATGGACGATATCTTCGTTCATTGGAGAAGCCCTCAAGAGATGGACAGGATCTACTTCGATGCAGACTGTGCCTGAGACAGCAGAAGCCGTAGGGCTTCGATCCGCTCCGCAGGCATCTTCGATTTCACGTCATTGATCCATCCAGCCACCAGAGTGATCCCGGTCATATTCCGCTCCATCGACAGACGGCGGACGATGGCATTCTCCACCATCCACTGGATCTCTCCCAGAGCTGGCTGGACTTTCGTGTTAGAGAGTTTCTTCTTCAGGAGATCGAAGCAGTCAGCAACTTCGCTCTTAGTCCCGGAGCAGATTTCATCATTCAGGGATTGATGGGTGGCTGATAATCCTGGGCAGGGTGTCTGGACGTAACTCTTGGGTTCAGCGGGAGCGACTGCAGGAGAGCTGGCAGGGGCTTCCTCTCCCTCACATGTTCCATTCCCTGGCTCGACTTGCAGGAAGAGGGGAATGGATGTGGAATCATCCACCTTGAAGGATGCTCCGCACTCACACTTCACCCATCGCTGACCCTTATCATCCTGGGTCATGCGCGACAGCTCGGCATGCTCCGGGCGATTCTCCCGGAACTCGGCCATCAATTGATTGACGGTCAGCTTCTTCGGTTTCTCCTGGCTGGGGGCATCACTGGGGACTGCTGGCTGGGAACTCTTCTCCTGGGGATCGATCTCCTGAGTCTCCACCTTCTTCTTCCGGGTTGTCGCAGGCTTCTCTGGAACTGGATCCGGAGTTGTTGGAGTTACCGGGACTGCCTGGGCATCGATAGCGTCATCCTTCGGAGCTGCTGGAGCTGGGCGAGTCAGGGTGATGGGAGCAGTCGGGAATGAAGCCACGGATGGAGAAGCAGGATCAGGATCCCCATCATCCATAGCAATCGCTTTCAGCTCGGCGGGAGATGCATTCACCAGACCGATGAAGGCTTCAGGTATCGCCATCTCGAATGCATTGCCCACTGCCTTGTGATAGAGCATCGTGGACCAGTACTTCTTCCACGGCATTGGATCTCCATCCTTGCTTGTCATCTCCCACAACCCGGCAGCTCGGGCATCATTTACGCTGAACTTCTGCGTGAACGGTTTTTCCTTCCCCTTGCGCCACACCCGACAGATGCAGCGGAACGTCATGGGAATATCCTTCATGAAATCAAATTCAGGAGGCAGTTCCGTTTCCGGCTCTCCTGGCTTCTCCTGCCATGTCACTTCATGATCCTGATAGTAGGGATGCTCCATTGCCAGCGCGTAGGATCCTTTTCCCCAGACGCTGGGAGTGCCATGAATCACGGCGATGGTTCGCAGTGATGCCATCGGCGGGAGTCCCAGCTCCCGACCCATCATGACAGCGGCGACGACTTGCTCGGCCCGTGTGTAGGACTTGGGGGCCAGTCCTGACTTGATGATCTCGCTGGCGATAGTCTTGATATCGTCGAGACTCTGGAGAGCGAGTCCTCGATCTGCCATCCTCAGCGGTTGGACAGCCAGCGCGGTAGATGCTGGAGGGGCTGAAGGTGTGGGGACTGCGCCAAGGGGTGGCTTGTAATCAGACATGCGTTTGCTCCTGGAAAGCGGTTAGGGATGGAAAGGATATCAGACTGTAGGCGGACTCTCAACGTCGAAATGCTCGACTTCAAGCGAATGGCTGACGCGCTCCTCGATTCCCCCTTCCTTGCGAAGCACGTCGTAGAACTCCTGGACGAAGTCTTTCTTCTTCATTCCCTGCGCCTCAGCAAGAGGGGCGAGAACCTTATAGATCGACTCCTTCGTAAAACTCAAAGCAGTGCAGAGCTGCTCTGCTGTGACTCCATAGCGGGTGAGCATCACCCGGAGAACGACCGGGGCAATGATCGATTCCTTGATCGTTTCCTTCATCCGGACCGTTCGATCCTTGTACTGCACCGGCCCCCCTGCCAACAGCAGGGCTTCGGTAGCGGTCTTGTAGCGATCAGCCAAGCGGGCTAGAAATTCCGCTGCATCATGTCCAGCCAGCAGATCCACTGGCTTCTGGAGATCATGATCGATCAGATTCTTGCCGATGGTATCGCTCGCCTGGGAGATCCACTCCCGGACAGCAGGACAGGTCAGGACGCGCGGGCATGAATCACAATCGCTATTCACCACGTAGCGGCGCTCGGCTCGATAGCTCTGAGTCCTGGCCCACCACTTTTCCGATTGCTCCCGTGTGCGACGGAAGGGGATCACGGATCCAGTTCTGATATTGACGACAAGGAAGTAGACGCGCTGGAGTTTCGGATGCTCCCGGAAGATCATCCAGCAGTAACCTTCGATCTGCTCGGTATGATCCCGCAGAACGAATCCACTCTTCCAGTCGAGTCCCCTCGCTTCAATCCCATCATTCAGGCTGACGAGATCCGGAGTGCCATCCATGATCTCATGCGAGAGAGTCTTCTCACAGATCGGGTTGGGATAAAGTCCCTTGAGCTGCTCCCACCAGTTCCAGCCATTTTCAATCAGGGAATACAGCTCCCGGAATTCAACCGTGAACTCGATGGATGCATCATCGATCTGCTGTCCCGTCGGCTTTCCGGATCCGGTAGAGATCGCGCCTGCCATGAGATGATGGAATGCCTGACCGACTCGGCCTTGTTTGCGAGCATTGATACCGACCGGGATCAGCTCCAGCGTTTCGGTCCTGGGCTCATCAGCCGCCATCGGGCACTTGTTCAGGAGATGGAGGAAGGACGGACGAATGCGGGCGCTCATGGCATCCTCCGTTCTGCTGGGAGGCGGAATCCACGGAATGCAGTCATGATCTGCTGGAATACGATCAGGGTATGATGGAGATAGAGATAGTCGCGCTCATCCATCGGGAATTGAGCAGCGTAGCAATCACGGCAGATGACCTTATTATCCATGCAGATATGAGGATTGCCGATCTGCCACGGATTAACTGGGTTGCTGCATTGAATACAGAGAGGGAATCTTCTCATGATGCAACCCCCGGAAGAGTAGAGCGCCCCTTCGTGATCTTCTTCCCATTGATCGTGTAGTAGAAGTCGGCCATGATCCACCAATGGCCCTTGGTTTTATGGATCCGGGAATCACGGGGCAGCTTCTCTTGCGCGGCGAGCTGTCCAAGCAGGAAGGCATCGGAATTTTCCGATGATGAGAGATAGGGATCAGTGACTTCTGGATTGTCGTAACCCTGCTCGAAGGGTTGACGGAATCGCTCGAACTTGTTCATGGGGGATGCTCCTGGAAAGCATGGTGATGGGATGATCTTATCAGAGCGCCGGAAAACAATCAAGATTGGATAAAAGAAAAGCCACCCAGCAGGAACTGGGTGGCTTCTTCCATCAGGAGATTCCAGGTCTCCCGTTGGCTCATGGCATCTTACCGACGCCGGCGAAACAGTCCAGAGCTACTGGATCCACAACTGCCCGAGCTGCACGATGCAGATTGCATCACCTCCTGCGATGGAGCGCTCTGGGGTTGCGGCTGTGGTTTCTCTTGCTGGACTTCCCCCCCTGCTGGCTTAATCACGGTGACAGGCTTCATCGCCTGACATGCCTGCCACTGATGATCAGCCTGAACTTCATGCCATCGATCCTGGGCCTTCCGTTTATGCCGATCACCGGCAGACAGATAGCCCAGACCCATGAACATGATGACGAACGTCGCAATAAGGAACCGCATGCTTCGACCTCCTGAAAAGAATTGGAACCTATCCCTGACGCAGAGATCATCCTAGCAGAATGATCAGAGCAGGAAAGCCATCAGGATCTTGAAGAGGACTGGACCAACGGTCTGGAGCAGCTCCAGCCAGTCGATCTTGCCAAGGATCTTCTCCTGCTGCTCCTTCGTGAAATGATCGGTGCCATCCCGCTTCTTGGCCTTCAGTTTCCGGATCACTTCAGGATTGGCAGAGACGTAGGCGCTGCATTGAGCAGGTACTCCATTGAAGCCAGCCAGATAAGTCCCGGCATTCTCGGCGAATACCAGTTTCACTTGCTGCTCCCAGTGAGCATGCTCCTGCTCGACTTCCTCGCTGGTGAATACGATCTTCACCTGGGCGAGCCAAGTATGGAGTGTAGCTTTCATGGCGGTAGCACCCATCGTCAGCAGACCACGGGCGGGAGTCGCCAGCGTTCCACCGATAGCGGGAGATGCAGCAGCTACTGCATCGTCAATGGCTGCATCGACTTTGGTCAGATCGATCAGCTTGGGATCAAACGAAATCAACGGCATGTTCAAACTCCAGAAAGGGAAACGAAATCATCACCGGAGATTACACTCTCCAAGCGATTGCCACATCCGGTTGGGCCGGGAACCATGGCAGATGTGATAGCGCGTAGACTTCTGCTTCGAGTTGCAGCGCCCGCTTGAGTGCCTTCTCAGTCCACCAGCAGAAATTCGTCGGCTGGTTTGGCTCGGGGTTGCGCGAGTAGCTTCCCTTCGGCCAGTTATTCTGCTGTCCGAAGAGTCGGCCATGCTTGGGGTGTGGACGAACAGCAGAAAGCGATACCTGATGCCCGCCATTGCTATCGATCTCGCCCAGCAGCACACCATCCACGACGCGCGGATTGGAGCAGTTACCATTGCAAGCAAAGGTGAATGGGTAGCCGTTGATGATACCATCGGCGATGCCATCGGGATCCTTGGTTTCCGCAGCCGTTCCCAGTGGATGCTGCCTGCCTTCATCCGAGTAATCGAGAACCAGACGGGAGTCGCCATCGCTCCAATCCATTTCCACATTCTCAGACTGGACTCGCAGACCTTCATCACCTTCATCCACGAAGCCGGGAAGTCCTGGCTCCTTGCAAGTGATGACTCCATCATCCTTCAATGACTGCGCGAAGGTGGAACCCATCGATCCCTCGCCCTTGGATCGATCTCCCATCAGAAAGCGCGACCGGCCGTAATTGAACAGCCACCACGGCAGGAAGGCTTTCGTGGGATTCTCGGCAAAGAGTCGCTGGGTAGCGATCAGGGTGAAGAGGGCATTGCCTCCACCAGCTCCGACGCAGGATCCGGTGAGCTGATGGAAACGGTCGAATCGCAGACCCACGTCGGCGATCACCAGAGGATTCCACCAGTTTTCGTAGAGCAGTACCGTTTCCTTTCCGGTCGCCTTGCTTCCTGGGACGGCGAATTTCGGCATGCGGTTCATCGCATCCTCATGCGCCCGCCGCTGTGTATCAGATCGTTCGCTCGGTGGTATCCAGCCGTTTGGTTGAGGAATGGTCATCGCTTGTATCCCACGATTGCGTTGCCGATGCAATTAGTTATAAGCCAAGCCAGCGCGGCAACAGAGTCACTGGCCATGAGAAGCCCACGATGAAGCCTGTCCCAGCTCCACCGAATAGACCAACGAAGAGTGCGATAGGAATTGCCACCACCAAGTAGATAAGCAGCAAGATGATGCCAATGATTCGCATGCACGCCACATCATAAGCCCTTTAGTCTCTCGACGATACCGGCCAGTGCGGACGACACCTTGCGCCGTGTTTCAATGGGGAATGGATCTCCCATCCTTCCGCCCAGAGTCTCGGTCAAGATCTTCGTGACTTCCTTCCGCATCGTGGGCAGCACGGAATCATAGGGACCGGCAAGAGTGTCCGCGCCATCCGACAAACTCTTGTAGAATTCGCCGTAGGTTTTGAATGACTCGGACGCTTCCACGTTTTTTGAGACTTTCGCCAGCCATGCTACATAGGCTTTGGCATTATCCTGAGTCCCTCGACCGGCCTTGATATCTGCCTGGGCCAGCTTGGCGAGATCTCCCGCAGGCGCAACGGGAGTGATGGGATCATCGGGAGGGGCATCACCAATGATGAAATCGTAGGCTTCGACCACGACAGGCGGATCGTTCAACGTCGCGCCATTGCCCAGCAGGAGTAGCTGGGCTCGACCCGGCTTCGTAGCGGTCAGTCGATATCGCAGTTTAGTTGAAGCAGGTATCGTGATAAACTCGAAAGCGGTCTTGTCCTTCGGTATAAGAAAGCCTTCGTAGGTTTCGCCGGGAGCCATCTTCGTCCGCTTGAGAAGATCAGCAGAGCCAGGTGGAACATACCAGTTGAGTACAAGATCCTTTTCCAATTCGACAAAGCAGTACCCTCCCACTTTGAGAATTGCGGGCGCTGCCTTCGCCCGCTCAAGTAGATCACTGGCATCCTTCAATTCAACCGGCGATGGTTTTTTGCCGGGCTTCAGAACATCCTGGGCCATCAATGGATGACAGCACAGAAAACATAGCGTTAAGATGAACCGCTTCATACTTTCTTCTCTGGTGGTGATGCTGTTGGTGTGGCTATCATCGTTCCAGTCAATGCTTCCTTGACGCCTAGCCACCCACGCGCCTCGGCAGCTTTCTTGATCTGCTCTCCCAGAATCGCAGCGATCTCCCAGAGTACCCACGCCGCTGTAGCGATGAGGAAGGATCCCATGAACATGGCATCACCATCCTGACCCATGTACTTCTTCACCATCCAACCCGAGCAGAAGAGCGCGGTCAGCATGGATACCACAAAAAAACTGGCGATCTTCTGGCGTGATAATTCGTAGCTCTCTGTACCATCGGACTGCTTGATTTTCTTGGCCCATGCCAGTCTCAGCATCACGCAGACCACAGCTCCACCGAAGGAGCCGCCGCCCACCAGAAAAAACAGAAAGCGATCACGGACGACTTCCAGTTTTTTCTCATCCTCATTCTCTGGGGCATGACCGTAGTATGTCCGGCTATGTGCTTTAATCTTGGCGACTGCTCGATCTTCCAGATCAGCGCCAAGACCAGCAAGAACGATGATGAAGAGCATGACGCAAACGGAGAGTAACTTGATATGCATGGCATCCATTCCTTGACCAAGGGGCAGAGATCGAAACATGGTGATACTCCAATGATCGAGCGACTGGGCATAGTCTGGAGCTGCTAGCAGTTTACCGGGAGCCGGTTGCATTGTCCAATGAAGTGAGGCGCTGATGCTCGTAGAAGAATTGGAACGTGAGATCTTCGTATGGCAGATTGCCCTGGGGAATCGGGCGCGATGTGAGAGTGTTGTATACCCCTCCCTGCTTCCCCCTGAATTTATCCTGGAACCGATGGACTCCGACCCCTTCGTAATGAATTGCCTTTCCGATATGGACTCCATGCCCGATTGAATCGTAGTTAATCTCCAGCGCCCGAAGCGATGCCCGCAGTTGATCCTGATCCCCACATCCCCATGCGTAGGTCTTGTGATGACTCAGAGTGTTGAGGTAGTAGTAGAGCCACGGGAGCTGCTGATGACGGAAGCGATTGATCATGAAGAAGCCGCCATCGAGTGCGGATCTCCCGTCCGGTGTCAGACCGTACTTCTCCCATTGGATGCACTCGAATGATCCGGAAGCGCAGAGTACCCCGGACTTCGCCTTGAAGTGATTCTCCAGCGGAGCAGTCGGATAGAAGTCGGAATCGAGATAGAGCGCCCGAGCATAGGGAGCATGCAGCATGGCGTAGCCCTTCATGGGCCAACCAGTGGGAATGGAAGAATGGACTCGAACGATCTCGACTCCCTCCGGGATCAATTGGATCTGCTCACCCTGGCCCACAAATAAAGTGATTGGGAGATCTGGGGAGAAGTGCCTGATCATCCTGATCGTCACGTAAAGCGATGCTTCATAGGATCCGCCTCCGGTCAGGATCACGCCGGTCGATGCTCTCCACTCCATCCTGGGAATGGGATAACTCAAGGCTCGCTGGCAGATCGATAAACCATCATCGTAGCTCTGACAACTCACGCATTTTCCCTGCCATGTGAATGGCCCCGCTTCCTTGCTTCGACAATGGCGAGCCGGGATCCCGTTGGGTGCATTCCCTGGGCAGGTCTTGCAGGGGATCTTACCTGCTTTCAGCTCTTCCTGATAATTGGCGACTTCCGCTTCGGTGAGAAATAGTCCCAGATGGATGCAGCGATCCGGAAAATCATTGAGTATCTTCCTTCCTTCCCGGTCGAGTTCATGATCCCACTTCGCCCGCATGTCAATACTGACTGGATCATCACCCAGCGCGTAGATCCTGGACTTGCCATTGTGATAACGCTGATGACGTTCACAATACATTCCCAGATGATCATGATCGATTAATACACATTTCATTCATCGAAGTCCGTTTGCGTGGATGTCCCACTGCATCCCAGAATGGTAGTACAAGCCACCACGGGATCAGGTCCACAGTAGAGATCCGTCGAAGTGTCACAGGTGCAGGAAGCAGCGCGGGATCCAGTCGATAGCGAGAATGGAGTACAACTAAGAACTGGAGTAACGCCGATGCTCGTTATTGACTTGCCTTGCCCAGCGATAACCTTGAACCATGATGACTCCTGGAGCCAGCAGAAGTAGAGACTGGAAGCGGGTTCCTCCACTTTACAGATTGATGATACACCACCCACTTGCCCATCACTGGCAAGGCATCTCAGAGTGATGTATAGCTCCTCGTCATTGGGATAACCCGAGACTGCCGAAGTACTGCTATTGCAAAGCGTGTTGATGAAATCAACTCCGCCGAAAACTTCATGAACATAGGATCCTTGGTAGACGATCTTGATGTAATTTTCTGATTCACATCCAGCGCCAGCAATTCCCAATGGCCCTGGAGGGATATAGGCAGCTTGCCGTGTCAGCGTGATCGTTCGAGTCCCGATGCATCCCACCGTGATCGTTGCATCAATCGTGGCTGGAAATGCTCCCGTACCCAATCCACAGAGAAAGCGCTCACAGTTGCAGCAGGGGCGGCGAGTGAAAACACCATCGTAGGAATAGGAATAACCGGATGACGAACTCTGGCAGGTCGTATCAGGAATGAAGAGAGCCGTCGCTCCTGCGAAGACTCCCTCGATCGCGCGGAAACCAAACTTACCTTGCTTCAGTCGATAGGTGCCTGATTGCGTCCCCCATGCTTCACCCGTGGCTGGAGTCGCTGCATCATTAAACAGAATCGACTGGGGAAAGATCATCGCCCCCATGCCATCGCTATTGGGATGGAGAGTACCGCGCGTCACCAGCAGGCGAGCTGGATTGATACCATCGGCTGATGGCATCTTGACCTTGACTCTGCCGGTGGATGGATCGAAGGAAACAACTTCCACGATCGCATTATGGGGGAAGGTAGTAGATGATGTGTTGTAGAGCGGACGGAGACTCCGGTCGCTTTTCAGATTGGCACCTGGAGACTTCGGGTTAACCCGCATTGCAGACCTTGAGCTGGAAGAGATGCACGTCAGCTATAGCAAGAGCGGGATCAATATCCCATGCTATGAATCCTATCTTGCCTTTCTTCAGTGTCCACTGACCCGATTCCGTTCCCCAATCCTGCCCCATCGCAGGAGTCCCATCGGCCAGCTTGTAGCGAAGCATGAATGGTCCACCATCGAATGGAGAAAATCCCACATTGCGCTTGCCTGCCTTCACCCCACCACCACCCACGCACATCACTTCATAAAGCGAATTCGCAGTAGGCTTGCGGATCCGGATGAAGCCTTCATCGGGCGAGAACTTCACGATCTCGGCGATGGCCCACGGCGGGGCATCTTCGGAATCGATGTTGTACAATTCGTAGGGACGGAAGCCTTTCATCAGTACCCCTGCTGACTGATCCGCTGCCTTCGCCATTGCTCGATGATAGCGCGGAGATCGAATCGGTTGATGGAATTCTGCTGACTATTGAATGCATTCCGCTGGAGAGCCAGTAGGCGAGTTTCTTCGTAGCTGGGGCGAGCCCATTCATGGCGGTCATTGTAGGATGCAGTCGTCGCGCAACCGCCTGGACCACGCTCATAGGTCACTTCCAAGATCGCCCCGCTCATGGCGATGGGTCGCCAGTCGTTGAAGCTAACCGTGTGCGGGCGCTCATACTGGTATTCTTTCTCGGCCTGATCCATGTAGTGATTGGCGGCTTTCTCAATCAGTCGCTTATTGCTCTGCTCTTTGTTGTTGGAATCAAACCAGAAATCGGCGGTCACATCCTGGATGGTGATCGCGCGGGATCCGATTCCGCGCTGCTCGACCTTGCGATCCCGATGGACAACGTGCCACAACTCGCCCAGCGTCTCCGGATCCCTGATCGTAATGCTCACCCTGGCTGTCAGCTCGGGGGTGCGATAGCCTGCTTCCGGATCATCCAGATCGAAGGCATAGATAGGCTCATTGAAGATGAAGAGTCCGCGCTCGCTGTCGATGGAGAAGTCTATCGTTTCAATGATCGAATCGTTCACTTCCCCTGGCTCATACCTCCATGCATTCCGCGCGTACTGATTGGCATCAGTCTCAAAAGCAATCTGCCCCTTGAGTGATCCGTTGACGTGATAGCCCCAGACAAATGGCATGCGCCGATAGTTGTAGAAGTCGTTGCCTGGAAGGTTGGAATGCTCGGCCACGGACTCGGCGTAGATCGGGAGGATCTCTTCAATCTTCTTCGGTGGCTTCCCCTTGAAGCCTGGGATCTTGATCGGTCCGCCGTTCTTATCCACCAGCGTTACTTGCCACATCTTCCAGACTGAACGGCGAGCCAGCTCCTGATAGAAGCGGTCGCCATCCATCTTATCCACCACCCCGCTGAACTCGCCTGGATACTCGCCTGACCATCCATTCGTAGGCTTGTAGCTGAGATCATTGATCGGCTTCAGCGTTCCATCCTCTTCAATGCCCATTGCCTTCAATCGGATATCGACTTCGTACCTGGGACGGAAGAGAGCATCGAAGCCATCAGGACCACATGGGAGGTTCAATCCAGTGGTGTAGGATTTCACTCCATCCCTTGCATCAATGGGCCTGCCTTCACCGATGGGCATCACGGAAAATGAATCATTCAGATTGTGAATGAGTCGGCATCCCAGCTTGGCACAAAGAGCATCGGCTTCAAGAAATGCTTTCGCATTCTGCCACTCGACTGAGGGGCGGGTAGAATTGGGAGCCTTCGATACATCGAACTTCTTCTCACCCAGTTTCTTCATCAGGATCGTCAGCATCTCGCGCGGAGTCTTTTCCGTCCGCTTCCAGATGGCCCCATTCTCCAGATAGCGGTTATACACACCGGAGATGATCGCTTCCTGCCACTTCCAGCGACGATCCACGGCTGTTACCTGCCAGATGATCGAGTCGCCCCCTGGGATCTCTATCACATTCTTCACTTGGCACTCGACCAATCGATAGCGAAATGAATTGTAGTTCATTTCGATATTGATCACGGATTCATTCCAGTATTTCTGGGGAGCCATCGTAAAGGAAATAGAACCCGGCATGAATCCAGCCGAGTCTTGATAACGGATGTGGAGAGGATTCTCAACACCCGTTGCAGTAAAGTAGGATAGATCCCTGGGTGCCATAGAGTTACATCTTCAAATAGGTCTTGCCTGTTTTACGAACGATGGTCACATCCTCCAGATTGCATCCAACCGGCTGAACGGCGATGGAAGGATCCGGAGAGCCATCAGTCGGCAGAGCCAAGCAGAGACGATCAAACGGATCGATGATCCTGGCCCCTCGGTGAGCGATGATCGTATTGGGGGACTTCACGGGATAGGCGCAGCCGGCGAGATTCAATTCACAGTCGCTGCCGATAGTGATGTTGGTCAGAATCGGATCAGTTGCTGTGGGGCGCATGATCAGGGATCCGGCGTAGATCGTCACCGTTGCCAGTGTGACACCCACTCCGGTGAAGATCGCATCCCCTGCCTTCTCCCGCTGCTCCAGCAGGGTCAGAGCTGAAGCGAAATGGAACTCTCCTCCAGTCCGATATACATTAGTCAGTGTTGCACCCTTGCCACATCGAATAACGGTATCTGATGGATTGTCCCGGTAATTCTGGACGATGGTCGGGACTTTGGCTGTCTCGCTTTCGTAGGCGGCGACTCCCACGGATCCACGGTTCACGGTGAGGTTGAACCCATTCGAGCCAGAGCATTTCAGACAGAGCGCTTCGAGTCCATCCTCTTCACCTTCCACGGCCACGGAATCGACGATCACTTCCACGACTGATGCGAGAGCTGCCAGATCGATCCGCAGCAGGTTAGCGTCTGGGCTGTTGATGTACAGCGAACTCATCAGCGCCTTCAGGTAGCGCGGGCGATACTCCCGATACCTGCCATTGTGAAGAGGCAAGCCGATATTCTTCGTATTCACGATGCGAGCGATGGCGACCTGGGAGTAAGCATCCAGATTCCACAGTACATCATTAGCGAGAGTATCAAGGAAAATGTTATCAGACGTGCCTGGGCCGGATCCACCCACCCAATTCGCAGCCAGTCCGAAGTCGGAAGGGCTGGAGCTGGCTGTCGTCGTTGAGATGGCGGACGTAAGCGAGCCGGAGCTATCGGAGATCTCCACAAAGATCGGCATGCCCGCATAGGTCGAAACCTGAGTCAGTGTCACCTGACCGGAAGCACTTCCCACATCGACGGCTGTCAGCTCTCGCCATTCCTCTTCAGGCGCGTCTGTTACCTTCGCTGCAATCCCTGCCGAAACAATATCAAGCGTAGGGGAAGCAGGAAGAGTATAGGTCAGGCTGCGGACAGTTGCACCGCCTGAGACTGCATCCTTCAAAGTAAGGGTGATTGTGTCACCGGCTGTCAGTGTGCCACTGATCGTGATCGTGAACACTTTGGCGACTGCGACTGCATCGGCCCGTAGAAGTTTGTCTGCCATCGCTTAATGCCTCCAGTGGTTGATCGATGGATTAATGAATCGATCAGCGACGAATGTCCATGAATAATTGACAGGGAAGTTGCGCTCCACGGGGAAGCCTGGGGGACCATCCCGATGCTCGGCAGTCCCCCTGGAGACACTGCTCATGTTGCCTTTGCGGAATGCAATGGGCAGAGCAGGCGCGACGTACTCTTCCGGGTAAACATAGCGATAGCGACCGACAATCGATCCGGTCTGAACTACCGTTACCTTCGTGTACTGCTTCAAGACTTGATGGATCGGTCTGCCGATCACGCACTCCAGATAATCATGATCAGGAGATCCATCGCCATTGACGGTCACGACTTCATTGAAGCGAACGACAAGATTCGGATTGGCGACCGTGTCATACTCGGCAGTGAGTTCCACACGGAACGAACGGATCCGACTCATCTCGATTCCGGTCAATGGCTCATAGCTGGGACGCATCTCCACTCGACACCCGGAGCGAGATCCTGGCCCACCCAGAATGTGAGCCGTCGGCGCTCCGTTGTTATCTAGCAGGTAAGCGGTAGCCCCCTGGAGACTGAATGCCAATTCAGTCTGGGCTATCAGGGAATTCAGATGGGTGACTGAGGATCCATAGAGCTTGACGTAAACGCTCCATGTCCTGCTGTAGCCCACGGGCATGAGTCCTTCGTAGATGGTCTTGGAACTCATGCCATCGAAGCGAGCAGTGTTATTCGGGAAGGTGGCTCCACCATAACGAAAATACATTACTTGGCCGCTCCTGAGTTGTTTGCCCGAGCGGCTGCAGCAGCTTGCCCCGCCTGATCCCTGGCCCGTTCGCGCTCTTCGATCTGGGAGATCTTCACATCAAGATACTTGAAGATCGGATCGATCCGTTCAGCGATTCGCTTGGCGAGTGCCTCTTCATCCGTACTCACCTTGATATCAATCTGCTGCTGCAACTCGACTGCTTTCTTAGCTGCTGAATCTGCCTGGGCTTGAACGTCGGTGATCTTCCTCTCTTCTATCGATCCCTTCATGATGTCATCAAATGACTTACCCCCGACTTTCAGTTTGTTGGTCTGACCTTCGGCAAACTGATTGAACTCTTCAGGCAGGAATTGACCGACTCGCTGTCTCATCTCCGGGGTGAGACTCTCAAAACCTTTCTCCCTGGCTTTTTTGATCATGCCCAGAGTGATGCGAGCCTCGATCGGAGCCATCGATCCCAGACTGATCTTAGAACCTCGCATGGCCTGACGCGCGGCGCTGGCTTCCTGGGAGTATTGTTCAGCGAGCGCCCGAGTCTGATCCTTGATCGCTACCAGCTCATTGGTCTGGGCAGTCGTCCTGGCTTTGATCTGCTCGATCCGCTGCTTCTCCAGCTCCAGCAGCTTCTGCGTTTCCTGCACGTCTGCTTTATCCCTGGAGAGCAGAGCAGCATCATTCTGCTTTCCTCCCACCAGATCGATCTGGCGATTACGTACATCGGTCACAATACCGGCCTGACGATTGAGATTGAGCCTGCCAGCTTCATCTGCTGCGGTCGCTCCACCCAATGCTGCACCCAATCCCTTGCCGGTTTCACCCAGAGCTGCCTGGCTGGCTCGATGGCGCTCTGCTCCGACGATGGGACCATACATCAGCTTCATCGTAGCGAGATCTCCGGCATTCCCTGCCAGTTCTCCACCGAAGCGATTCCGCATGGTATTGATTTTGTCCAGCATCCCGAAACCTGCGGTCATCCCGCCTTGCTGCCGAGACAATTCGTAGGACTGCCCCTTCGCTCCGGACTGCATTTCGATATAGTGCATCTCGCGCTGCTGGCGCTCGGTGTCTGCCACCATGCGGCGCTGCTGCCGAGCCATCAACTCATCATTCGAGATGATATCGCCCTTGCGATCCATCTTGCCGCCGCCGATGGTGGATAGCTCCAACTGATTCGCCATACGGGTAGGACTCCACCCGTACAGCTCGCCGGAAGCATTCCGATCATAGGAGCCATGACCCAACCACGGCTTGGCCCCTCGACTGGTGAAGAAGTTATCGGCAGCATTCACCCCGGACATGATCAAGCCAGCGCCACCCAATGCAGCGCCGCCAACTCCCATTGGCATGCCATACTTGCTGAGTACTCTTCCGGCGCTCCTGGCTCCAGTCATCACGGATTGCGTATCGTAGCCAGTCATCCTGGAGATCATCCGGATCCGATCCTCGGTCCCCATCCCCTTCATCGAGTTGATCGAATCGAAAACCGACTTTGCCCCTTTCAAGCCACGGATCGCGCCTTCCAGCTTGAAGAGACTCATCACCAACTTCTCGATTCCGGCCCCAGCACTTCCCAATAGGAAAGCGCTGGTTGCCAGATTCTTCAATCCATCTTTCAAGGATGCAGCCGACTTATCGAGCTTGTCCATATCCTTCGTAGTTTTGTCGGCTGACTTCTGCACCTTGTCCAATCCGTCCGATGCTTTCTTCGCTTCATTCGTGAGGGATCCCAGATCGGAACGCTTCTTCTTCACGTTCAGCTCGACCGTCAGTGATCGTTCCATGTTTCCGCTCATCGACCCCTCAGCATCATCAGTGATCGCATCAACTGCCCCATCATGCGCGAATCATCTCCCGCATGCAATCGACGTTCCACATCACGAATCATGGCAGCGTGGGCGATGGTGATCGAGTCCCTGGGCAGGATATGACTCACATCTTCCCGGAGCAGTAATTCGTAGTGATAGATCGATCTGCATTCGGGCAGGACCTCCAGTGCATTCTTCGGCGATGGCTCCGCTCCCGCTGGGATCTTGGGACAGGTAACACACGGGAGGGGACAGCCGGGCCAGCGCTTGACAGGCTTCCCGGCTGCATCTTTCGAGATCTCCCAAGTAGTTGCATCATACAGCCATTTCTGGCAGTCATCGCAGGATGGCAGCTCGGGATGCTTCAGATGGAGCCAGAGCGCCGTCATGAGTTTTTTGCGATGACTTCCAGCTTGGCGGCTGCTTCAAAGCCCCAAGTGACCCGGTAGATATCCTGGAATAACTCGGCATTCATTTCGAGTTGACCATTGATGAACATCTGGGGAGTCACTACTTCCATGTTCCATTTCTCGATGCGCTCCAGAGTCCCGACGAATTCTGCCTTCGTAGCTTCGTCATACTTGGAATCATTCTGCATCTCGGTGATCTTGAGAGAGAATGACTTGCGCTGCAGGAAGTCGGGAGGACGGAAGGAAAAGACGATGCCCGAATGAATATTCTTTCGGGCATTGATCGTGGCTTCGTGGAGGACTCCATCCTCCGGGCGACGATAGTTTAGATTCGATGTGATCTTCTCAGGCATGCTTCACCTTATGAAATGGTGATGCTGTAGACCGCAGCTCCATTAGGACTTCCGCAGGTACCGATCAGCGGGAGCATGGTCTCTGCTCGATTAGGATCATCTATCGGTTGAGCGGGGAACTGCACAGCACCAAGTGTAATGGAGAGAGTATGCGCTCCATTGGTGGCAGTCAATACAACCGCTGCATCCGTGGCACCAGTATCGTAGAGCGCTTTATTCGTCGAATTGTAGGGAGTCGAGAGAGTGATACCGACCACCAGATCCGTTGTAGGAAGCGATGCCCGCACCGAAGATCCACCGAAGAATTGATTCTTCTCCAGCACGTTATCAATCGACAATGAGCCGCCAGCGAATGAATAACTTGTGCCGCCAATGGTCACAGTCGCATCATGGAACATGAACGGGGGCGAGTAGCTGGGAGTCAATGCCGCCAGTTGAGCCTGGGAGCGAGCTGCGGATACACCGACCGCTTCATCGATCCCTTCCACTCCCAGCACAAGCTGGACGAAATCGCCTCGACTGAAATTCAGCGAGAATCGATCCACGACGCAGCCGCTGTAGGAGTGGGCCTGCGCTCCCTTATCCATCGCCACTTGGAACGTCGAGAGAAGTCCACCCGATGGCTCCTGATTCGTATAGGGGCTGGAGGAATCTCCCGTGATGTAGGGGAGCATGTAAGTAAGAAAGGCTGGAGTCGCCTGGAGCGAGATATCACCGCCCACGGAATAGGGAGCAGCTCGATTGATCTCGATAGGTCGAGCGCGGTTGCCGGTGGACATATCCGGAACTGCAATCGATCCGCGCTTGCCAATGCTGCACGATGACTTCGGGAATCGAGAGAAGGTCGAAGATCCAGTTGCGGCCAGCGCAAAGATGGAGTAGGTCGAGATATTGGCTGCACTGCTCATAGGGTTCGCGCCTCTCTGGTTTGGACTCCGAGTTGCAACGCTACTCGAACGTCATGGTAAGTTTGAAGGATGAATTGAACGGTTTCTGGATAACTGATATCCACATCGCCCACGATGGGTATTCCATTCTGCATCACCGTTGGAATTCGCTTATGCTCGAAGAGCTGCTCGATCCGTTCCTGCCACAGATAGTAGGGATCGGTTTCCCCTCGTCGTGGGGTGTTCACATTCGCGCGATCGGCGCAGATCACCAGCACGGGATAGATCTTGTCATCCTCTTCATTGGTTCCACCCTTCCCGATCTTGTTTCCATTTCCAACCACTGCGATGCCTGGGACATTGGCGGTAAAAACAGCGGGTATGTATTGGTAGGAGCTGACAACTCGGGCAGGATCCGTGATCCTGGGGAATCCGCCAGCACTTACTGAATCCTGGAGGCGGGCGGTCACTGCATTCACGATCTGATCATAGACGGAGTACTCTCCGCTGGTGATCGCCACTCTGACGAAATTCGTGATTGAATCCAGCACTAAGGTATCGAAGATCTTGGCGTAGAACCAGTAGTAGCCATTCACTGGTACTGTCAATGTCTCACTGGCTGATGCTCCGGAGTAGGCCAGCGTCCAATCCCCTGGAGCATCTTCGTCCACCTTGCTGTAGTACAGCTCGATGGTCAGGGGCGGAACAATGCCAGCGACCGTGAAAGTGTAATCACGGTCGGTGGCTTCATTTTCTATGGCAAGAGTCCAAGGCATTAGTTACTTCGCGCTGGGAGTTTTAGGCTTGGGAGTCTTCGGCTTGGGAACTGGAACGGCTTCCGGCTTATCCTCCGACTTTGCATCCGATTTCCCTTCATCCGATGCATCATCCGGATTCGCTTCCGGCTCGCTCTCTGGTTCAACTCCTTCACCCACGTCTTCGTGATTATCGGAGACAGGAGTACCATCGTCATTGGTTTGGATCGGCACCACGACCGGGCGAGCATATTCGTTTTCAACTTGCTTGCCCTCCATGTTGCTGAGGAATCGGCGCTTGGATCGGTGCTTCAAGGCATTCAGAGCTGCGGAGACTCCGTCAATAGCGACCTGATTCTCCGGGCAGGGGAATGCGCCTTCCTGGCAGCAGGTAAGACGATCCAGCACGACAGCCAGAAGCGATTCATTCGTGATGCCGAAGTCGGGGGCATTCGCTTTGGTGTCGATGAAGTGGAGCAGGGTGTGACTGGCTCGCTCGGTGTTATCAGCCACACTGATGCGATAGGATCCCACGTTGCCGCCTGCATTCCTTTCCTTGAGGCGGTAGATGCGCTCCCGGATCGGCGGCGCGTTTGAATCCTCATGATGGTGGAACTTCACTTCCGGCGATGGATCGATGATCATAATGATCTCCTGGGATCAGGCTGCGATATCTTTGTTCCAGTACTTCGTGATCACACCATCCGGACCGTGCAGCCAGTCGTCCAGAATAAGTACGATCTTGTTTGCCAGTCTATCAGAAAAACCAAGGAATGGTCGGGGAGGAATCCGAACTTCCCTCGTCATGTAGTACTGGATCTCTCCGTCGTCATCGACCATGACCCCGCTATCTTTGTCACGACTGATCTTCGGTGTCAAGTGACGTGGAAAGTTGAGAGGACTCCCAGCTCGAGCCGCTTCGATGGTTGCAGGGATCGTCAGGAACTTGGCTTGCTTGGGAACGATGGTCGCGCCGTATTGATGAGTGACGGCGTATTCGATGTTGGTTCCATAGCGAAGGAAATCAGCACCGCGCTCCCTGATCGCTCCTGGAGCGCTATCGGCGGTCACGCTCGCCATCAGCACTCCACGATCCCGGAGCGGCTGAAGAGTGCCTCCGGAATCCCTGACCCGGAATTTCACAGTAGGCCACGGATTGCCCCACGGATCACATCCCTGATCAAAGCAGTTCAGTGCATCCGTTTTCATGGCGAGTTGTGCGCGATCGAAGAATGGATCCAGCGGGATATCGTACTGGAGGGCTTCAGCGAGCCCATCCATCCATTTGGTGAGCTGGGCAGGAGTGACGACAGTCTCTGCCATGATGGATCATATCTCAGTGCCTGGAGGTTGACGCATGGCATCGGTGAAGGTGAACTCGACCGCAGGATTGAAATCGTACCCCGTATAATCCATCGCCCCGGTGACCGCCTCCTGGCCAGCTCCAGATGGGTAGATGAAATTCCCAGAGCTGTCGATGATCATGGCGGATTCCAATTCCTTCCGCCGATCAATCGACCGGATGAAGGTATCGCTGAACGTGTTCAACACTCCACCGCGCTGCAGCACAAAGAGCATGCCGATATCGATGTTGAAGGTCTTGGCTTCCACCCATGAATCGATCTCGACTTTGGAGTACCCTCGCTCTGCCATCTTCCTCAAGATCAGATAGTAGGCATCGGGATTAGCCCGCTGGACGATTCCATCCCAGCGGGAAGCCAGCTCGTCGACCAATTGCCCCATCGCTTCAGCGACGGCGGTCTTGAGTTCCAGATCAGTGCAGTAGGTTGTGACCGGCATGGATCTAATCCCTGATTATGCTCTTGGGCGCTGTTTTCTTCCCCACTGGGGAAGCCATCGTCACGACTTTGGGATCCTGGGACTCGCTGGGAACTCCCTGGGCTTTATCCTGGGCAGGATCCTGGGGATCTATGGCATTTCCTGCGTCATCGGTTTTCATGGCCTGGGGAACGCTCCTGGGAGTTTCTGGAGGGGGTGTAGTATCCCCCTGTTTTCGTATCTCCTGCTGTTTTTTCATGGCAAGCGCTATTTGCGGTGGGGCTTGCCTTCCGCAGATCGAGCATCTGATGTGGATGATGTTCAGATGCCTGAAGGTAGCGAATGATCCTCCGCAGGCGCAGGACTGGGCGATCTGGGTTTCAACTTGCTGGGAACCTTTCAGGATCATACCTTCGTTCTCCATGAAAAAAAGCCGGGCCAGAATTGACCCGGCTTCATTGTATGGAGCAGCTCGGTTATGACGGGCTGTTCATGTAAGCGGAAGTGACCACCTTGAACTGACCCTTCATCGTGTTCGTGGTCTGCTCGATGGTTTCCGCCTTGCTGGTGATATCAGCGATGGCTTCCAGACCGGTGCTGACGACTAGCGTCAAGTTACCGGCATTGAAAGTCCGCTGCTCATGCACATATTCATCCTGCGTGGTATCAGGACCGAACTTCGGCAGTTTGAAAGTGCGGAAGGTCGTCTTGATCTTGTTCAGCAGCTTGATGAATTCAGCAGGGGTTGGAGTGTTCGTCACAGTAACGAACAATGCATCCCACCAGTAGCCGTAGCCGGTACCGCCACGCTGATCCGCCCAGTAGTTGTATTTCCGGGCGAAGCGAGCCTGTGGAGTGCCGGCATCGGTGTCAAGCGATGGCTCTTCACGGCTCTGCCAGAATAGCGGCTTGACAGGGGAATCGGTGATGAGCGCGGCCACGTAGTGGGTCGTGCTATCGGATGTAGCTCCGGAGAAAGTGGTGATATTGTTGCCTTCACCCTCGGTGTGAGAGGTAGCGAAGAATGAAGTACCATCGAAGCACTTATCGGTCTGGCCCCGGGCGAGCTGCCAGAGAACCCGTCGCCCTGGGAAGAGCTTGGCTTTCTTGGCGACTTCATCGGCTTTCTTCAGGAAGCCAGCGATCTGATCATCGTCGACCGATTCCTTCGGAACGGTGAAGCCGTTCTCGAATGTATCGTTAGCGATGGGATAGACCGAAGTCCTGAGATTGCCGAGTTTGCGAACACCATCATACTTGCTGACACCCGGAGTAGGGGACAGCCAGGCATGATTCTCAATGGCTCCCTTGGAAGGGATCCGAGCCATGATGTTTTCGATTTCCGCTTCCACTGCGACATTGCCGTACTGCTCGATAAAAGTAGCACGCGCCTGTTGAGTGAAAACTGAGATACCTGCATCGTACATGGTTACACCTTGAATGTGAGTTGATTGATAGGCGCGGGCTTCAGATGACAATTAATAAAAGGCCCGGACCAGCCGGGCCGATTGGAAATTCAATTAGTGGATGACACCACCGATGCGACACCAGCCGATGGTCGCACCCATGTACATCAGCTCGACCGAATCATGGTGAGCATCCATACCGGCGTAGGTTGCAGCCCCATCGATCTGGGCCGTGGCAGCCGTCAGAGTGATGGCATTGGCATCGGAAGCATGGGTCTTGATGAAGAAGAGACGATCACCATAGGCGACCTTCGCATCAGCCATCAGGGTCACAGCCTTCGTAGCCGTATTGGGGATCAGGATGATGGTGTTCAAATCGAGATAGGTCAGAGTCTCAGCGCCAGTAGCGGCGAGAGTCCTGATGCCTCGATATGGACCACAAGCCATGCCGCCGCGCGGATTCTCTGGAGGAGTGACCATCACTTGGGTGGAATTGAGATACTTCTCAATCCAGCCAGCGAGATTGCCATAAGTGCCTGGAGAAAGCGAGACGGTCTGATTGTCGCTGATGAACACGGTTTTCCATGTATCAGCAGCGGCTGGGGATGACATGGTTGCCAAGAATGGCTTGCGGGCCACTTCGATCTGATACTTGTCCGCTGCATCCGTGGTTTGCAGGATCACGTTGGCATTGGCAGTGAGAATACCGCGCAGCCACATCTTGGCCGTATCATCGATATTCTTCGCATAGATCGATTCATCCGTACCCATCATCTGGCCGGGGTACAGCGTGGTGAGTGAAGCAGGAGCTGGATTACCATACCGACGAAGCCGAGTATCTTCGTAGGTGATCACAGAGCGACCTGCGGTCTGATTGGACATGAGTTAAACTCCAGAGTCAAGTAGTGATTGAAGGATGAAGTCTGCTGATGATCACATCAGCAGAAGTTGGGTTGATCCTAGAAACCGGAGAGATGCTTCTCGACGGTGTAATCGGGGTACAATTCGCAGCCCTTCGTGAAGGTGCCGATGAACTTGTCGAGAGTCATCGTCCGCTTGAAACTGTCGTTGAACTTGTTGTAAGCTGCTTTCAGCTTTTCCTTGTCCTGCTCCAGCTTCGTATTGGGATCGCCCAGCGGTCCACCGTGCATCTCGGCCCACTCTTCGATGTTGGGCATCGAGTCAAGGAATCGCTGGAGCAGATCTCCGGGCGAGCCTTTCTTCGTTTTGCCACCATCGTTGAAGTGAACCTCACCCGGCTGAGTGCTGACGAACTCGTAGAGATCGATCAGTGGCTGACGCATGCCTGCGGTGATCTTCTTATTCGTCCGCAGCTTGTCTGCGAACATCACAGCGGCCTGCTGTACCTGGGACTTCTGGGCAGCAGAAGCCTGGGCCGTCAGTGCATTCAGCTTGGCTTCGTAGGGAGCCAGCGCAGCGGAAAGAGCCTTCGTCAACTTGAGGTTGAACATGGCATCGCTGAACTGCTGCATCTTGCCTGCGTCTGCATTCATGGCAGGCTTCTGCCCTGGGGTGCAGTCATCGGCATTGGCAGCGGCTGCAGCAGGTTTCTGCTGTCCGGCGCCTTCGGCTGGCTTCTCGTCAGCATTGGCGGCTTCAGGGGGTGGTTGCTTGGCTTGATCCAAACCGCAGAGCTTGGCGAGCTTCATCAGCGCGCCTTCGCTCATGCCGTTGACTTCATCTTGTTCAAACAGACCTGCGGATACTAGCGCGGCGCGAATCTGATCAGCGGTCATGGACTTCTCCTCAATAGTGGCATCGACGGTTAGGATTGGATTCAATGAGCGGAAGATCCGAACGACGGGGGTCGATTTATCGTTGAAGAGAGACGCACCGTCGCCAAGCGTTTTCCCTGCATCGATATTGAGATACCGCCTCAGTCGTTCCTTGATCACCTGATCAGCGGGCCGATTGAGCCAGTAATTTCGCACAACGTCCCGTAGGTCGTCAAGAGTATACTTGATGTTATTGTGATCGCCGACCTCGAAGATCTCGACGCCGCGAATGGTACCAAACTCTTCAGGGATCGGGATATCCTCCAGCGTGTAGATGGCTGGAACATCAGCTCCCAGCAATGCCACCCGCTTGAGCATCCATCCCTTTCCAGCGAATTTTCCCGGTGGTTTCTCCCACAGCTCACAGCTCACTTTGCTGTAGAGACCTTTCTTGACCTGCTCGATGATATAGTCCGGGACCATACCGAAATCTGCCTTGATGATGTTGCCATCTAAGTAGAGGGAAATCACTTCCCCCTGCTTCGGCAGATCTGATCTCCCCAGCACGTTTCCCTCTTCGTCATGACCTGCGCCGATGGGAGGCATCAGCGTAGGAATGCGGGAAGAATAGTCCGTCCTGGATTGCTCCAGTTGCGCCGTCCTGGACTGATCATCGAACTGCGCGAATGGATTTCCGCGCCGGTCGACGAGTGGAATCCGACCTCCCATCCTGATCAGCTTCGCCGTGTTGCGAGCCATCAAGCGGAGATCGGCAGGGGTAAAGGTCAGCATGGGCATGGGAGTAATCTTCACGATTGCGATGGATTCGTCAAGCGACGTTGCTTCAGCAGACCGATTCCACCCCACTCTGACAGACCGAGATATAACCGACTGCCGTTCCACCATCGCCAGTCAGCGCGAACACTACAGCAGCGTTTGTATCGCCGCATGCGTCCTCCATAGGGAAGAAGCCTGCGCCTGCTGTCGTGATCGGGATCTTGTGAGTTTCGGTCCCACCGACCGAGATCGTGAAGTAGCACGTAGAGGCTGGAGTGGAATGGAATCCGAAGAAAACTCCACCAGAAAAGACATGGCGAAGATTCGCCCCTGGCTGTGCATAGGTGAGTGTAGTTGCAGCGCCAGCGGAACTGTTTGCTTTATTGGCGTAGCCTGTTGCCGCCTTCAGACTCATTTTCTGGCCCATGACTTGGATCCTTGATAGGGGAAATCCATCCAGCTTCCTGGATGGAGTGATCAGATCATTAAGCGGTCAGGTTGGTATCCCATGTTCCATTGACGCAGCAGACAAAGATCACGGATTTTACCGTGGCCAGAGTGTAGGCAGCATTCTTCACGAAGATTCGCCGCCCTGCCGTCGCTGCCGGCAGCTTCACGGAATCATTATTGCTGGCGCAGACTGTGACTCGATTATTATCTTTGGTGAGAGCCGTAGCAGATCCCTGCCCGCCTCCTGCGAATGCTGTGATGGCATTCGCTGCATTCTGGGTGAGAGTACCGGAAAGAGTCGCCGCAGCCAGCGTAGTGGCCCCGGTGACTCCCAGTGTTCCACCGACTGACACGTTGCCGGTCTGGGTGGAATTCCCGGTCACAGCCAGAGCGCCGCCCACGGATACATCACCGGAGAAGGTCAGCGCGCCGGTCGTGGATCCATCGCCATCACTCCACTTTCCATCAGATCCGTAGATCATGGACTTCCCGGCTGCGATGGCCCTGGCTACTCGCTTCTTCGCTGTCCCGCTCACGGTGAGCTGGATGGTCACCGTCTGGGATACCACATCATCGTTGTAGATCGTGATGCCCCGGATCCGGCGAATGGCGGGAGAAGTCGGAGCAGAGACGATGGTCGCCGCTGTGACTCCATTGCTCGCGCTGACTTGCCGATCTGCATTCTCCACGATCTTACCATCGGTGATGAGTACATCGACGTAGTCAACGATGATGGTCATATCACTGGTATTCTTCGCGCCAGCGAGAATGATCTCCAGCGTATCGGTTGATCTCAGGTTCATGGTCCACTTCCTTTCCAAGTTGTTCGCAGGATCCCACCCGCTTTGATGAAGGACTCCAAGTCCCACTTATCCACCGGGATCATCACGCAACGGCAGTTGCATGCATCCTTGGCTTCAGTTCCGCGCACACTCGTAAATGGGATGCTGGCAGAGAAGTGCCAACCATTCTTTTCACGATGCGTCTTGCGTCCTCGATTATCCTTCGTGATCGCTGAGTACTTCCATGCCGGGAAGGTATCGCTGACCTTGACCAATTCCTCATTCGTTCCCGTGTTGAATGAGTCCATCGTATTGGTGCGGGCGACCATCTCGCAGTACTGCGGATTCTTGGGAGTGATCCCCAGCTTGTCCAGCACGCTCTTGATCTTCCCAGCCGTTCCAGTCTCGCCGTAGCCGATGGATTCGCCAGTCTCCATCCCCTGCTCGATCACCGACTTCACATCAACGAGCATCGTCTCGTTGGTCATCGCTGCAAGGGTGAAACTCTTCCGCTCCAGCAATGCCCCCCATCGCTCCGGGGTTCTGTCCAGACTGGGAACCAATCGCTTGAAGAATGACAGCGCCGATGATGGAGTCAGTGGGGGGAGTGACTTCTCTCCGAAGGTAGCGAAACTCGTTGCTTCATCGGAGAATCGCTTTGCTCCCTGACCCTTCCTCTTGAGTGCCTCGGCTTCCCTGATCCGGATCTTGGATGCTCCCAGCAGTTCAGCAGGGCCACAGATCCCGGCGAGAGCCTGGGCCAGCTCGGCTTCCTCTTCTTCGTTAAACAGCTCGGTGGCGCTTGGCCCGATCTCCAGCAGGCGCTTGATGGCATCGGGGGTGATTCTGATCAGCGTAGAGATGAGATGATCCGTGGCCCGATTCATCAGGCGTAGGATCGTGATACTCTCATCGTGGGGAGCAACTACCGGACCAGTTACTCCCCCTGCGCTTTTCCCTCGGCCACTCCTTCCACTTCCTCGCCCGAGTCATCATCCATCATCTTTGGCTTCTGGGTGAACACTGAGACAGAGTCAGCGTTGAGTTGTGGCCTTCCACCAATCTGATCCAAGGTCGCACCGATCCCAGAGAGTCCACCGGCTAGCGAAGGATCCTGCTGCTGCTGATACTTCTGGGAAATCATCAGCAGGTTATCTTCATCGCTCAAGGCTGGCTGGGCTTTCACGGCATTGATGAAACTCTTCATGCTGACCGGGAATTTCATCGCCAGCAGCTTTTCGTACTTCTCCAGTTCCTTCAGGGCATCGGATTCATTCACGCCGCCGAAGTGAGCCCTGGGATAATCCCGGCCTGGATAGTTCAGTTTCATGAAGCGTGGAGTGATCTGATCATTGATGATATTGGCAGCATCGTCCGCCCCCTTCCAGATCCTCAGCTCGGTGACTTTCTTGCTGATGGAGGTATCGCCCCGAGCATCTGAATTCTGCCCCTCGACCGATTGTAGATAAGCCAGATTGATGCCGAGAAAGATCTCCTGCCGAAGATGCTCGATGGCGGCTGCGAAATCGGTCTGGCTCTTTCCTGCAATGTCCAGAGCATCGACCATGGCCCCGGCAGGGAAGATGGCGAAGCCGTCGCCCCTCGCATGCTTCAAGCTATCCTGGAGAGCTGCCCGGATCGTCGTATTCCCCACCGGATAAGTCGCTTTGAAGAATGGCAGGGAGTATCGTTCCAGTCCCGCCATGCGCAACTTCCAAACGGTATCGAGCATCCACGCCGCGCGGTAGATCGCCTTGAACTCGCTAGTCCCCTTCGGATTTTCGTACATCGGCATGTTGCGATGGATGATGAACCGACCAGTGGGATAGCGCTTATTGCCATCGATCCTGGAGATGACGGAGGTCACATTCAGGAAGCTATCGATCTCCAGATCGTAGTGACGATGATGCTTCGACTTCACTTCTCGCAGCATGGTCTTGCCGCGCCATCGGCCAAACTCCTGATTCATCTCCAGCTTCTCAGCCGTCGAATAACCCCGGACGAATGCAGGAAGCAGCGTAGCTTCGATTAGATGAGGCAGACCTCCCCTGCTCCGCAGGACATTATCCCGACAGAATTCAGCGGCTTCCTTATCGATGGGGTCATCGCTGGCTGGCTCCATTTCCAGATTGAGAAAACAGATCGGCAGAATGATCTGATAGATCGCTGCCTTGCAGCAGGCTTCCTTCATCAATCCATCGTAAGCGGACAGCATGGCGGGAGTCTCGCCATCGGATCCATCCGAGTAGGGGAGCAGACGGATCCGGTCGACTGCAATCGCCTTGATCAATTCCTTTCCGTAGTCCTGCATTGAAGCGAGCGCCCGCTCCATCTGGACCCACGGTTCGGGATTGAGTAATCGTGTGGCGGTCTGGATGACACCGGCAGAGAAGTCCGCCAGTCGTTGGATCATGCCCATCTGAAATATCATGGTTCTCCCCTCGCGCCACTGACAAGGATGGCAAGACAATGCCCAGAGGTACCAGCCCCCTGGGCATCGTCTGAAACCCTCCCCGGAGTGGGGTTGGATGCTTCCTACTATCGGACTCTCTGCCTGATCGGTCAAGGGACGTTACTTAATAGCTGCTGCTCTCATCCGGCCCGTACCCATAATCCCCTCGCCCGTGCAACTCCTCCATCACGCTCCGATGACGATCCTGGGAATCGCCTCCCATGAACACACCATCCGGGACTTCGCGCCCACCGATCCGATACTTGCCATCGCCCTGGGAAGGCTCCCACTGAGTTAGTCCCATGTTCTCCAAGCATAGTTCATAGGCTGCAACGGCAGCATCGATCTGATCGTCATGACCATCTTTCTTCTTCAGGGGTGGGAAGTTTTCTGCTTCGGTCAGGAACTCTTCGATCCATCGGCAGTAGGATCCCTGCCCGCCTGGATTGTAGAGATACACGTTACCGATCTCGGCCTGGGATGCCAGCGGCTTCGCTCGACTCAACTTGTCCGATGGAGGGGGCAGATAGGTAGCGATGAATCCCTGGAGATGATTGCGTATGATCGACTCCGGCCAACCTTTACCGGACGCGCCACCTTCCTGCTCGATCCGGATCGGCACTTCCGGGGTATCCCGATGGGCAGTCCCCTTGATCGCCAGCTCGACCATGAGCGATGATTCCCGGAGTCTCTCCCGCTCCAGCAGGAAGATCCGGTGATGCTCATCCATGCCCACCAGAAATCCGCAAGCCCAGTCAGGATCGTTATTGCCTTCATGCTTCGTCGCTGCCAGATCCCATGCTCGCCCGATGCTGATCATCCTGGGGATCGAGTAGCAGATCCGGAACATCGATTTTCGGAATACAGTACCGGCTGTATATCTCACGTTCCAGTTCCCTCCCAGCAATCGCATCCGTTGCACATAATCAGCCGCCTTCAGATTTCCTTCGTAGGCGGGATCCGCAGCCATCAGATCGACATTATCGTACACATCTGCCTTGATGAAGCAGACCGACTTGGGATCATGCTCGCCGACCCCTTCGTATTCGAGCAGTCCTTCCTTAGTGTCTGCCCAGATCACTTCATCGTGGATCTTGATGAACCATCGAGTCTTGCCATTCCGCTCCGGGATCACATAGCCCGTAGCATCATCGATCCACCAGCTCAAGAACTTCCTGACCCATGAATCCGGATCAGGATTGACCGTCGCCTTGATGAATGGCTTCACCCCGCAAACGGATCGATTGCGGGTGAACATGTACCACCACTGGAACTCGGTGAACATTTCGAGCTGATCGAAATACATCGCCCCGAGCTGGGAGGATTTCCAATTGTGGCAAGTGGAATCGTACTGGAGATGATCGAAGTCGATGCGGGATCCGGCAGGGAACTTCCATCGCATCTTAGTCTGATTCGGCTTCGCTCCTGGGATCCCGGTATAGATACCCATTGACTCATCCCAGAGTCCACCGGGCTTATCCATTTCCTCACTGGTTCGCCGGAAGTAGACGGCGCGGAAACCCTTCACATCGATATGCTGGAGCGGATCAAGAAGCATGCCGAAGGTTTTTCCACCCCCGGCAGCTCCTCCGTAGATTGTGATATCTGCTTCTGAAGCGATGAATCTTGTCTGTGGCTCACTGTTCGGCCCGATGATGATATCGTCGGGACCAACTTCATCGCCCTGGACGATGTTCAGCTCTTCGGTGTCGGTGATTGTAGCAGGCATGCTTCCAGCATCTCGGGCAGGATCACTTGACCCTTAGTGTACAACTCCATGAGCCGCTTCGACTTGTTCGGAGAATCATCCCCAGTCCCCCTGGCTCCATTCTGGCGAGTCCAGATGATCAGGGAGCTGGCATCCTGGGAGGAAGCAGAGATATGCATCCATTCGCCTTCGTAGGCTTTCTCCTCCCTGGGGATCTTGGGGAGATCGAACTTGGTTCGACTGATCAGATGGATCCTCTCGAATTGCTGGAGGATCTCAAAAGGCTCATGGAAGATGATCTCCATTCCTCCATTGCCGATTGAGATAAATGCCGAGTGACTTCCTCGCAATAGGAAACTGATCGGGATCATCTTGGGTTCAGGGATCATCGGCTGCTCCTGGGGAACGGTCAGCCCCTTATGCCGATCCGCCTCTCCCTACCTGATCGACACAAGGGGCTGATGTTCTTATATCTTCGGTAGCCGACACCAGAGACAGATCCCGCTGGAATCCATCCCCATCATGCCTGCTCGCTTGCATTGTAGGCATCGTGGCACGGGTGGAAGATCTGGAGTTGTGATATGCCACTTCTCACACGATGGGCATTGAACCGCTCCAGCATCCACTTCCGTCTGGAATTTCAACTTGCACCAAGGGCATTCGGTTTGTTTCATTTGATAGGGATCGTTGGGGTAGGATCCACATAGGCATCATCTGGCAGAGATGAGATCGATAGCTTGCTTTCCAGTGCCTCCATCCTCTTCCGGAGTTCATCATCCTGGAACTGGGAGATCTTCGGCAGCTCCACCAGATCCCCCATCGACTGAAGACTGACGATGCATGTACTGATGGGCCTTCCACCTTCAGCGACGTAGGCATGCCCTGAAGCCGAGAGCTGATAGCACATATCATTCTGATTCTGATCCAGCAGAGCTAGGATCGGAAGCAGAGCTGCTTTGTACTCCCCTCTCGACTTATCGTTTAGGGTCTGCCCATATGCCTTTGCATGATGAGCTATGGCGGCTGGGCGACCGATGAAATGAATGGACCACGACATGTTACTTGCTTTCCTTCATGGATTGATGGAATGCCTGACCACCAGAGTTATCCCTCATGGGAGTGTGGCGGGCCAATGCTTCGGCGGTTCTCTCCAGCAGTCGGATCCGGAGATCGATCTCCTGCCGGTACTCCTGGAGTTCTTTGTTATGATTGGAAGTGATCACTGATAGTCCCCAGATGGAGCCGGTCAGGATCGCCACCACTGCTGCTAGGATCAGGTATATCGCTGGCCCTTGCTTACCCATTGCTCGATGCCTCCCGGTCTGTCCATCCCTGGAGATAACATTCCCACCAGATCCCCCAGTCCGCGAAGTGATCTGATTCCGCTCCATGTTCAGTGGCCCAGTCCCAGAATTGGGAGAAGGCTGGATGCCTGCGCGCTTCTGATTCATTCATGACTGACTCCTATTGATCCACTCCTGATTGTATACCCTAACCCGGCGCTGGCATGCCGGGCAGGGTCACATCTTCGACCTGATGCCAAGGAACTCTTTCAGGGGAGGGCGCATCGTGACGAATAATGATCTCCCCCTATCGCTGGACCCTGCATCGTGGAGCCCACGCCAGCAGTCGATGATGTATCAGTCTCCCATCTCCATCTGCTTCGCTGCCATCGCCTGGACGAATCCCTTGGCCTTCCCCCGTTGATGGGAGATCCCAGAGATCACGACGACATAGAGGAAGCAGGAGAGAAGTCCCCAGATCCCCCCGAGCCACAATCCGTAGATGGAGGCAGTCAGGAGAATGGCCCCGACCGCCACTATGACGATCAGGAGTCCCGTATCGAAGTTAGTTCCATGCTTCGGTTCAGTCATGACTTCTTCCTATTCTCATCCTGAATTGCCTGGAAATCCCTGCCCGCCTGGGCAACGCTTCATCGTGCTGCTCAAAGCCGATGAAGGGTTCAGGCGGGCAGGGGATTCATGTCGTTCTCCCTATCGCTCGCTTCAGCTCGCCAGCACATCCCAGCAGCTCCGCTGAAGCAGTGTACAATTTGATCCTATCCCGTAGATCCTTCGTTACCGCCGCTTCTCTCGCTTTGCGCTGACCGACTGCTTCCCATTCCATGATCAGCCGCTCCAGCTCGACCTGGACTGAGATATGAACCGGCGATCCCTTCGGTGGAGCTGTTGCGGATCCACCCTTCGGTGCCCTCGCCATCACCCAGCGATTCCCACATTGGAAGCATCGAGCCTCAATAGTCACCCCATCCTGGGCGACCCATGTCTCGATTCGATTCGCTGGTGATCGTGGACAAATGGGGCAGCTCATGGATTCCTCGCTGCTTCTTCAATCAGCTCTGGCAATCGCTTCACGATCACCTGGATGAGCGATTCGGTCATGGCATAGCTCCGCACATTATCCCCGTAGGGAGTCGCTGAGATATCCCCTGGAGATCCATTGCGTTTGAATCCCAGAAAGATGGCTGATGTGAATTGATGCTCTTCACAGAGACGACTGATCTGATTGATCGGGATCTTGCTCACCGACTGGCTCCTGGAAAGCCTCACTTATTCGACTGGCCGGATGATGGGTTTGCAAATGGCCCCATCGTCTCCCCCATCATCCGGCCACGATTCCATCCTATATTGATCATCCAACTGAATCAATGGGCATCTGATTTATTTTATGATAGCCAGCAATCTAGTTTGGCCATGCCAGTCGTGCCGCTATCTGCGGAGAAGTAGTCAGGCCATTCTTATCAGCCTGCTAAGGCAAAATTGACCCCAACAGGCTTGGCACTTCAGACGGCACTCGTGGAGCATAGACCGCCTGCCCTGCCTTGGGGTTGATGACCTTAGCCTGTACCGGTCCATTGCTCTGACTGTCAAGGTTATCAGTCACCAGCTTTTGCACGTAGGCTTCCACGCTGCCGGTTGGTGATTCGATAGCGTGGAGGTAACTCAATTCGGCAAAGGCAATCGGGGACAGTGCTTGCCAGTCCAGCGTGCTAAGTTGCTCGCTGTTGTATCCATGCTGCACAAGGGCAGCTATCGTCCGCTCGTAGGACGGTAGCCATTGGTTGATCTTCCCGCCAAGTATGGTTGTCTTGCTCCATGAATTGGCGTTGTAACTTGTGATCGCTGGCATCCCGCCATCAATCCATAGATTCTCGAACGTTGTCTTGCCCGCCCACACGCTGGCCACCAGTGTTCGAGCATTGTCTGCAGTGAATCGCCCGCCGCAGTAGATTGATCCCGCATTCGCCTGCGTGATGATTGCACTGTCAAACGTGCCATTGCTGTAACAGTTGCCGTCTCGTATCTGCCAGTTAGCCGCTTGGTTCCCTTCGCAGACGATGGGGAACTTGGCTTGCAAGTGGCACTTCTCCATGATTAACTCAGAGCACAGATGCCCGCCATATCCCCACGATGATGAGCCAATGCAGCGAAATCCGAACGTCACAGAATTGGGGTTGGATGGATGCGGGTCAACAGAGCATTCCACCGGGTTGAAGTGAAAACATCCGCCGCCATTGTTGTCGGCAGTCGCTATGCCGCAGTTGCTAAACATCAGCGTAAAGTCACAGCCTACCAACTTCGTTCGCTGGCTGAACTCCACCCATAGAGGCCAGCCCATAGGATAGCCCGTCGTGCCATCTGGAGTTGTGGCAGCGTCTTGCACTTTCCAGTTGCCTGCGTTGCTGGTGCTGATTTTCCGCTTGAACTTGTTGCCCCCGGTGCTCATCACCCAGCCACGCCCAGTCTGTGTGCCGACGATGTTAGAATCAACCACCATGCCGCTTCCATCCTTGACTTCGATGGAAAACTTGCCTGTCATGTCGGTAGCGGCATACTTTCCGGCCAGCTCGATCTTGGGGGCGATTGATGTCCAGAAGTCGGATATTGTGACGTTTCCTTCGCCGTAGGTCGCATCAAGAATCGGCGTCCATGCCGCCCATCCCCCTGCATAGTTGTGGTCGTTCTGCATGGGAGGAGTTGTAACGCCATCAATCGTGAGTCGCCATGTACCGGGCCGGATCATGCCAATGTTGAAACTTGCAAGGTACTGGTTGCGTGGCTGGTAATCCCACGTCGCCCCGCTCCATTCGCTGACGAGTGGACAACAAATCACTTGGTCATTGTCAACGATAACATCTCTGCACCAGTCCCTTAGAGCCAGGTGCAGACTAGACAAGTAGCTCTTGCCAGTCGCTGGCCCCGGCTGGATGTTGCTTTCGACGTATTGATACAGCGTGGGCATCACTACATCTAATGCCCACAGGTAGCCCGTATGACCGTCAGGACATGGTTGTCGATGCCACTGCCCGCCCGGCTTGCGCATGTAGACGAACATTCCTAAAGCACCTTGTGGAGGTTGCCCCACGCCATTGGCAAGGGAACGGATAAGGCTTATCGGTGCATGTCGGTTATCGGCTGCACCTGCCTTGGCAGGAACGGAAATAATCGGGCTGAGTGCAGTTTCGCCCTGATTACAGGCCCATGAATACGCCACGTCATAAGCAGAGTTCGGGCATTCCAGCAAGCGTATCACTGGTGCCGGCGGTGCAGCGGTCAGCGATGTAGACGACTGCGGAACAAACGCAGCGAAAGTTCCTGCCTGATAAAGCCAATGACCGCCCCAAGCGTGATCCCATCCAGTGATCGACTTGTAGGGATAGATCGTCGTTCCCTGATGTTGGCGGTTCAGGTCAACGCCGAACGTCTCCCATGCCGTCTCGCCTGCTGCCCTCTTTACCCAGTGAATACCTACTGCTCTCGTCCAGAGCGGAGTACCAGGCGTGGTGCCCACGCAATCCCAGTCATGCGTGGTAGGGTTGATGGTGACGGGAGGCGAATAGGGGCTAACCTTAAAAGTTTCGTCAACGAAAGCGTAGGCGATTTCATAGCTTCCCGGCGTTCGCATGCCAGCCGTATAGCCTGCGAATCGGTCACGCAGCGTTAGTGACACGGTTGGGGCGGAAACGTCCACCCAGCGTGGAGCAAACTTCGGGTCGGATGTTCGAAGTGCTACAGGATTTTGAGCGTACAGCGGAGAGGCAAGAAACAGCAGACAGAGAATTGCACGAATCATTAGAGGATCACTCCTGCGCCAGAGTTGTAGTCAAGCAACATTTCCGCATCACTAATGCTGCGCGACCAAATTTTCAAGATGGCCAGCCTGCCAGTGAAAGGGGCACCTGTGCCATAGCCACCGAAAGCCATGCCGCCACAGTTCACTGATGGGTAGTAGGTCGTTGTTAGCGTTTGTGCTGTGCCACCGCTCACACGCCATCGCAACTCTTTAGTTGAGTTGTTCCAGCTAAACGCCCAATGCTGGAATGTGTCGGCAGTCTTGGCGGTTATCGCATGCGAGGCAAAACTGCCTGAACCATTACCGCTGAAGAATTCATTGGAAGAATGTCGCAAAATAAATGACATGTTTAACCCGCCGCCAGTCTGACGTACGCTTAACGGATCAGCCGCTCCAGCGTTTGCCGAGTCATAATACAGCCAGTAACTCCATGACAGCCCGCTACCACCCAACCCCGCAATCGCATTGGTAGGCGTCACGGCGAAACGGTTATTGGCAGCTTGTGTAAATGAACGATAACTGAATCCACCGCCCGTTCCGGCACCGGGAGCACTTACGGCTGTGCCGTTGAGTGCTGCCACTGTTTCCAGTGCGTTACCACTGGCTTCGTTCATCGGATACTGGGCGATAAGGCCGGTTAGCAGGGAGGCGAAGGCGCTGGCGCTCCCACCGAACAGCGCAGACTCTCCGCTCATTCCAGACAATGCCGAGAGGGCTCCGTTCATGATCATGGCCTGCTTCCCTGATGTGGTGCAGATCATGGTAGCGGGATGAGACTGCCGGAGTCAATGGAAGAGGCCCGGATCTGCTCAAGGATCCGGGCCATTCGCCTTCGGTGTCACGACAAGTGACCTAGATGTTTATACTCGCCCTGGCTCTTCCGGGAAGATGGGGGCAGGATCCTTCGGCTCTTCCCTCGCCACATCATAGCCAGCTAGCCAGCCTTTCCACTTCGCTGATCCCTTGATGTAGGGATTCTCGCTAGAGGACTTCCCAGCCTTGGCAGTAGCGTAGGTGATTGTCTGCCACGGATTCATCCTCGCCTTGATCGAGTCCATGATCCACTCGTATTCCATTTGCATGGGATGAGTCAGCGGGACCCCTATCTGATTCTCCCCATGCTTGAGCTTGATGATCTTTCGGATTATCTTCCGTCCGATCTCCTCCAGATTGCTTCTCAGATCCACCAGAGACTTGCCGACATAGGCAAGCATCGAGTTGTAGACTTCACCATTGAAGATGAAATCCATGTACAGCAGACCCTGATCCTTCCGATCATTGATGATCAGATTCAAGTTGTAGACTTCACCATTGAAGATGAAATCCATGTACAGCAGACCCTGATCCTTCCGATCATTGATGATCAGATTCAAGTTGTAGACTTCACCATTGAAGATGAAATCCATGTACAGCAGACCCTGATCCTTCCGATCATTGATGATCAGATTCAAGTTGATCGACTTCATCCAGTCGCTGACATGGCGTAGCTGATTCTTGGCGAATGCCTCAAGATTATCCTCCCTGATGATCGTCTCAGTCGCTTCCTTGACGATGGGATCCTGCTGCATCTTTTCTAATGCTTCCAGAGAAGCGGGTTTCAGTTGCTCGCTCATCGGATTTCCTCCGCGCCTTCCATCAGGGGCTTCCTCTCGATCACCGATAGCTCCGATGGAGTCGGGCGAGTCGGGAGAGGTTTAGTCCCAGCCGCAGGGGAAGGCTTTGCCACGGCTTCTACTTTCTTCGCCTTGTGGGGAATCACATACTCCCCATCCGCCTGCTTCTTGTTCCGATTGTTCGTAGGTAGAAAGAACTTGATCTGCCCACCGGCAGCAAGGATGTTCACCGACTGCTCGCCCTGACCACTCTTGAGTCCCAATAGCTCACACTCGCTATCAATCACTTCCTTGATCAGAGCCAGCGCATGGATCGAGCCATCCCTCCCGGATAGCTTCTTCTGAACCTTCGTCCTGATCTTCTTCGCTGCAGCCGCCTTCCCCTTCGCTGTAGCCTGGGGGGCATCATCGGTCGTTGTGATCTCTTCATGATGGGGCTCGCTCGACTTCAGGAACACTTCGTAGGCATACTTCTTGACGAGCTGTAACTCCTCCAGCTTCTCCCATCGCCATGACTCGACCGAGATCCTGCGCCGGTTCCGGCTCCGCTCATCGAGCATCTTCTCCCACATCTCATGCACAGTCGTTTTTGAGAGCTGTACCTTGGGATGCTGCCCGATCAACCGAAAGCTCCAGCCCATCCGCTTGAGCTGGGCGACGATCGCCTTCTTCTCCTCATACTCCTGCTTCTCGGCCAGCGGCTTCACTCCGGGAGTCTTCGGCCCCCTGGAGGGGAGGGGATCGTTGAGTAACGCTCGATTCCTGGACTTCGCAGGCGAGACTTGCGATAGTCCGGAATCCCCACTCCCTGCTTCTCTCGCCTGCCGTTTTGACATGCTTCTAAAACCTTATGGCTTTGCGCCTGTGGCGTTCATTATCCATCTATGAGGCATTTAGCCTATTCCTGCCCGATAATCGGTCTGCCGAAGGCTCCGGAGCTGTGGCACGTGCAGCCAGAGTCCTGGGAGGGGCGACCGAGAACCGTCGAGCGATGGATCTGACAGGTATGCCAGATGTGGCCCCGATCACAGCTAACCGTGATCGGGAAGGCTCGGACTCGCTTGGATGCCCTTCCGTGGCAATGGGGACAGCTAGGAGCTGCTGGGAGTCCCCTGGGCTTGCTTATCGTTCGCATGGGTGTTCTCCTGATCTTCTTCTGAAATGGTGAGAGGATAGCCCAGTCTGGAGCCGGGTTCCTGCAGTTGATTATTGGCGATGAGCTGATCAGCGATCTGAAGGGAATCATTAGCCAGCATGGTGTAGGCAGCACTCTTGATGGCGAGTCCTTCCTTCGGGGTGATCGTGATCTCCTGCTTCAGTTGTCCATTTTGGACTGCTGCGATCCCTGGGGTGTTCAGCTTACCTGATGATTTCAGGATCATCTGGATGGCTTCACGCTTGTATTCCTGGAATAAGGGACCGGAGATCAATCCGTTCAGGATGGAGGCGGCTAGGTGGATCCGGCCCCCATTCGCTTGAGCGGAGAGCAATGCGTTCTGGATGTTTCCCAGAACTTGCTGATCATTGAGTAGGGCTTCAGCTTGAGCGTTAGTCACGTACATCTCCTGGATGGTCGAGAGGAAGTCCCCAGTCAGCTCGTAGGCTCATCACCCACAGTTTGCCCGGAGAGCCTGGGGGATAGCTCGTCGGGCCGTCTAAGATGGGAAGTCGTTCATGCTGATAGAACTTGCCGATCAGCGGGTATTTATTCCTGATGTTCCGATCCTCGAAACACGAATGGCAGAGCTGCCTGGGTCGGGTAGCTCTGCGCTTGCAATGTTTACACTTCTTAGATCCCATTCCCTGGGCCTCATGACTGAATCCATTCTATTTACTTCGGAGATCAATGCAGGTTGGCCGATCTGCTTCATCTCCCGATGGATTGAGTCCCACGTATCCCGGAGCAGGGCAATGGCTGAAATCCCAGACGTCTGATTGCAATCGTTGCAGTTCCTGCTGGGCCATCGCCTTCAGTTCCTCATTCCTTGCGTGACGACGAAGATCCCCCACTTCTTCCTGGGGAATGATCCCAGTCTTGTGAATGAACTCCGGTGGATGCATTCTCCCGACTTCGTAGGCATCGCTCATTTTCTTGCTGTAGAGAATGCTGGTCAGGTATTGTTTGTGGGCGGTCTGACGGACAGCGATCTCCAGCAGGCACTGCATGAGATCCCCACCCATCATGTGAGCCTGGAGCAGATTGGCGACCATCGGATCGATCCTCCGTAGATGGAGTAGATCTTCCAAGGTAGATCGGGGTTGATTCAGCAGACGATCAATGAACTTGTTCATGCGCTTCTCCTGGAAATGGTTTCAGAATGGGATGGTTACTCGGGTTTCTTCAGCAGGATCAGAACGGTGTTGACAGCCGTTCCAGATTCCTTGAATGATCCTGGGGGGAGATCTCGCATCATCCCGTAATCTTCGATCAGGTTGCGGAGTTCCCGATAGTTGGCGGTGGTGTTGTACCGAACCGCTGCCGAAGCGATGGAGATCAGTCGACCGCCCGATCTCAGAAACTTCCATGCGTGCAGGATGTGCTTCACATCCTGGCCCTTCGTGAACGGGGGGTTCATCAGGACGCAACTGAACAATGGAGCATAGACTTCCTGGGGAGTCATGGACAGGAAGTCGCCCTGCCTCACCCAGACCTTATGCTGCGACATCCCCCATGCTTTGGTATTCCCTCCCTCGGTCAGTTTCCCAGTGACCGGATACTTGGCTTTGAGCAATTGGACATGCCCCGGATCCAGTTCAATGGCTTCGATCTTCAGGACAGGCTGACCGCTGGCATGGATGGCATCGATCAGATTTCCCTCACCGGCTGATGGCTCCAAGATCGTATCATCCTTGCAGAGATGAGCCATATCGATCATCTCACTGGCGATCACCCTGGGTGTGAAGAATGCCTGCTTGATCGATTGCTGGCTCTCGGTCTTTCCCGTTTGCAGGGCGATGCCCAGCGATTCCCTGGGATCCCGCTGGAAGATGTGGGACTGACTCTTTCGATCCCACTTGCCCCCGTGATCCTTGATCACCTTCATCGTCTGCTCGTAGAGCTTTCTCTCCAGTTGCCCTGGGAGTTGCAGGGAGTTAGCCATGATGATTGATCGGTTCAATACTTCCAACACTTCAGGCTGGATTGTTCTAGCGGCCATTTGCATTTCCTTTCGAGAGGGGAATCAGGAAAGGGGCGAAGGGATCATCGCCCCAGTGGGTTACTTCTTCTTGCCTTTGACGACGACGGTCCGGCTGGGATTCTTGCGTGGCTTCTTCGCCATCTTGGGGAGGTTCGGCTTTCTCCCCTCCAGCAGATCATGGACTGATAGCAGGATGGGAACAGTCGCCACATCGATCACGCAATTGCTGAGAGCCTGGGGAGTCCTTCCCAGACGGACAGCGAGTTCCTTCATGTTTTTCATCTTGAGTTGCTCCAGCAACTTCTTCACATTCGCTTGGAACACTTTCGAGAGTTCCCGCTGTTGCTGATCCCGTTGGATCGTTGCCTGCTGGACCTTGATCTCCAGCTCCCGCAGATTCTTAGCCAGCGGGATGAACCGCTTGATATCGGTACTCATAACCCTTTCACTCCCAGATTGCCGAGCTGGAGACGGAGCCAACCGTCGATATCTCCCTCGGGCATGTTGTGGTATCGATTCCACGGTTGAGGAAACAGCACCGCGCTGCCTCCCCGGTAAATGAAATTGTCGACTTGGTGATTGGTGTCGTCGATCAGGATCGCTCCCGGCCCGGCGACCCATTCCTTATCCTTGACGAAGATTGTTCGATCTAGGAAATGCTCTCCCAGATGCTTCTTGATCCATGCCCTCTTGCCCGCTACAGCGGCTGGGGCTCCAGTCCTTCCTGGAGATGTACAAATGCCGACATCTTGGCAGTGATTCAAGTCGCACAGCAGACTGTATCCCCGCTTCATCACTTCCAGATCTTCCCAGAAGTACTGATCGACCGGCTTCCACATCTCTTCATCCGTCATGCCGATCAGATGCTCTAACCCGTAGTTCCCATGATTGCTCATCAGGGCATAGGGATTAGCCTTATCGTGGAGCTTGCAGATCCCATTGACGAAGTCGGCCAGCACTCCATCCAGATCGATCAGTATGCGCTTATTCATCATGTACCTTTACCTTGAGTTGCCATGCATCCCTGAGTTCACGGGCCACTTGACCCGGATCATGAGCATGGATTGAGTCCTCGAACTTCCGATCAATGACAAGTTTGGCGGAAGAGGGCCACCAGTCCGCCCGGTGTTTATCATCCAGCGTCTTCCAGATCCAATGCTGATTGTCATTCGCTATTGTTAAATCAACCCCGACCTTGATTGTCCACTTGATTACCTGGGGAAGCAGATCAAGCGCGGTCTGGATTCTCCGATCATGACGCGCCTTCCAGCTCTCCCCCTCCCTGGGGCGGACGTAGCGGGAGGGATAGCGGGAGTTCCTGGGATCAGCCATCGCTCCCATCCTCCGCAGGTTCCTTGTAGATGACATTGGCGGGCGGAAGCGTTTTCTCCCGCAGCATCCTGATATCTTTCCGCAGGGAGTTGGCTGATCGAAATAACTTGGCCCATTCTGCTTCAATGGATTGATCGTAATGTTGGAGATCTCTCCAGTTTTTAAGATCTAGTAGAGCATGCTCTAACCGCAGAATCATGAAGTCCATCTGAAGATGAAGTCGTGGCTTTTGCCCTGGGGTTCTGTCAGGACGGACTCTCTTGGAGATGATCCGTCGCTTCTGCTTCTTCATCTTCGGCTCCTGGCTTCGAGCTGCTCCTCCAGCTCTCGGCGATTGGTGGGGATGTTCAGCCACTGCTGGAGCGCTTTCTTGAGATCCTCCCGGATCCAGTTCTGCCCCAGCAGCCAGTCCAGATAGGTCAGGTCCCCGATATCCCGGAGCTTGGCCCCCTTGAACTTCCCCAGTCGCAGGACGTAATCCCCTGGGGTTTGTTGTGATGATCCGTAGCGATCCTGATTCCAGCTCATTCGACTTCCCTCCATTGCATCATTCGATGGACTTTGGTTCCTGGGGGAACAAGCATTGTGGATCGTGGATACACCTGGAAGTGATCCACGATGAACCGGGTGGATTGGACTTCCTCCCGGTAGCGGATCGGGAAGAGTTGCTTGAGCCAGATCGGGAAACAATCCTGCTTGAAGTGCTGCCACCATGAAGCAGGGATCTTGAAGCGATGGATGACCTCCCTGGCTGTCTCTCCCATCTTCTCCTGCTGGAGTTCTCGCTCAAGGGAGATCGCAATCTGCTTCGCCTTATCATCGATGTAGGCGATCATTTCCGCGCCGCGCAGGCATTGGAGTTGATGGAGATCCATCCATCGCTCGACGGCGATTCTTCTTATGGTGATCAGCAGTTCTTGATGCACGGTTCAGTTCCTCCAGAATGCAGTCAACGTGGCAGGGGCTTGTGAGGGGACACCAGCATGCCAAGAGCTTGCCCCGGAGCGGCTCAAGGTAATCTGGATTCTGTTGTAATTTGATTTGAAGATATCGCCGGTAAAGCTGGAGAGATCTCTCCAGTCCATGTTGTGAAAGCGGGAAGGGATTACTGTACTCCGATGGGCGGGAGCAGCAGATGGCCCCCTTCGGCAGTTTGAATCCCTTCGTCCGCTTGCGCTGGATTCGTCGAGCCTTCATGATCTGGTTTCCTCCGCGCAGGGGATGATATATCCCTTCCTCCGATCATTGATCCATCGCTCGAATGTGATTCCGAATTGCTTCCCACAATCCGAAAAGCATTGGATGGATGGGGCTCCATCCCGGACTCGAAAGTATCCACTCCGAGTGCGGAAGCGCGGCCAATCTTTCCCTGCCCATCGTCCGGTGTAGCTAGGTGTCATGATCCGGTTTCCTTCCTGATCATCCCAGCGATCCACTGATTCCCCTCCATGCTGCGATGCTGACTGATGATCAGATCGGGATGATGAGATCGAGCATCTTTCAGCAGAAGCGTAGCGATCCCTCGCCGCCTGTAGTTCTTTCTCACGAACACATTGGCGACGATGGATTGCTTTGGCTTGGACATGACTTGTAGGGCCGCTATCGGTCCCTCTCCTGGGATGTGAGCCACGAAGCGATAGCTGCCAGCTCCATCCGTGTAGAGATTGATTCGATAGCCCTGGAGATCATGACTGCTCAAGATCTTCTCCGGGCCTTGCGCGGATGAACTCGATGGCATCGCCCTGATGATGTGGCCCTGGGGAATCAGTGGGAAGCAGATCGCAACTGATCGCCTCATGCCCTCGCTTGATGAAGGCATCACGGACTGTGCCACTGTTCTCATGGGTGATGATGATTCGCATGGATGTACTCCAGTGATATCGATCCTATCCTGGATGTATTTTCTCCAGCGGCTAGTCCTGCTCCTGTGATTCTTCCGGCTCGATGAATTCCAAGTTTAACTTGTCATTCTTGGAATCGACCTTCGTCATGATCACCTGGAAGCCTCGAGCATCGGCCTGGGCGAGAATCCGGTCGGTGGTTTGAAGATCGAGATGCTCGGCATCATCGATCCGGAGCAGTTTCAACTTCGACTCCTGACGCATGACGATGGCGCAGGCGACTTCAATTCCCTGCGCACGACTGGCCTGCTTGAAGTCGACCCCACGGAATAGCAGCGTGCCTTCTCCCACTGAGACACCCGGCACTCCCAGATCGACCCCCTCCAGTATTCGCTTGCGTAATGCGCGGACTGCCTGGAGCATCTGCTCCACACGGTTATGCTCTTTCTCACGGCGTTTGACCTCCTGCCTCAATTCCTCGAGCCGCTCCCTTGCTGCCCGATTGATGATCACCTGCTCCTGGGATTCATTCGCCTGCTTCACCCTTGCCTTGATGGCGGTCAGCGTGGTGCTGTGATCCTTGTAGTTCTGTAGTTCGGATGCTGCCGAGTCCGCTTCCCCCTTCAGTTCATTGAGCATCTCTTCAGCGGTGACCTGCTTGGATTGCAACTTGGCGAGAGATGCCTCCTCCATCTTGAGCATAGCGCGGATCTCATCCACCCGTTTCTGGGCAGCTTGCGTCTGAGTCCTCATCTGCTCGACTTCTCGCAGCTTCGAGCTGTGGAGTTGTGCCGCCCTCTCCATGAGCTGCTTGGCATCGATGTAGGACTTCTGCTCCAGCTCCAGCGTCTCCTGCTCATGGAGAAGATCGGCCATCGATTCGGTGGATGCCTCCGGGAGCTGCTTAACCAACTCCTCTTGCTTTGAGCATGCCCCCTTGGCTTCATCCCAATCCCTTCCCTTGACCAAGCGCCGGTTGTAAAGGATCCCGACCTTGTCCGCGCTGATCCGGGTTAGCCATGAGTAGCAGCTCTCTGTCTCAGTCTGCAAGGGGAAGTCCTCCCCGCAGATCTTCTTCATCTCCTCGAATGGATGAGTGACTCCAGCGACCATCAGATAATCATCCAGTTGATCCTGGGGGCGCTTGCTGAGGAACTCGATAGGCTGGAGCGCATACTTGGCGAGCAATCCCTCCAGCAGATCATTGGGGGATGTGAAGCGATGCCCATCCTTGGCAGTTGCGATCAGCCTGGGCTGCTGTCCCTCCCGGAAGATACGCTCGAAGATGATCTCTCCCAGATCGAGTTTGATCAGTGCCTGATGCTCTCCGGTGTGGATGGGCTCCGGGATATCCCTGGAGTTGGGACCGACGATGCATACCCAGATGGATTCCAGTGCTGAGGTTTTCCCCGTTCCATTCTTGGCCCTGATGATGACATGACGGCCACGGGCGATGATTTCCAGATGACGGATCCTCTTGAAGTTTGTGACTTCGAGAGACTGGATCCGCAGATTCCCTGGGACTTCTGATGATGACATGCTTCTACTCCGGTTCATGGGTTTCAGTTGTGGATTATTTAGATCGGCGACGATTGGCTTTGCGCTGTTCGTGTCGATTGGGTTTCCTTCGTGCCAGCTCGACCTGGATGATATCATCCGGGATCATGAGTCGCTGGACAGCGACGGCGTTGATGGATCCGAAGCCGACTGAGGATCCATGCTGCCCTTGATCATAGATCTTCATCCCCTTCATCTTTTCCCTGATCGAGTCGATATGATTCCAGATCTCTTCAGTCATGATCGCCTCCGTTGTTTTTCAATGAGCATGTAGCAGGAGAATGATAGCAGCAGGAAGTAGGCAGACATCAGATAGGTCGATGCTGTCAATCCATGCCACATCATCATGATCATCAGGAAAGCATTGATCCCATTCTTGGCCCTGATGCTCATGACTTCCTCCCTGGGAACATGGCCCACAGATAGAGCGGGATCAGGAGCATGATTGCAATGATCCCCTTGATGATGTTCATGCCTTCTTTCTCCTCTTCATCGCCCGCTCATCCAGCTTCCGGGTGCAGACTTGGCAGTGATGTTTCTTTCGATCCATCGATGCCACATCATCGGTCAATTTTCCGTCTGCATCCTCATGCCCATATCCATTGCGGAGAGCATTCTCCGCAAAGTCCATTGGACAGAACGCGCGGACATCCGGGGTGAAGGCAGGATCGATGGTGACCCTGAATTGATTCCCGCATCGATCACATTCAAATGTGGCTTTGATACTGACGATCATCGATCTCTCCCTGGAAGAATGGTCTGATAATCCCGATTATGTTGCATTCACCTGCCTGAGATTACCGACAGGAATCTTGTAGTCATGGTGAGCAATGCCCACCGTAGCCGAGTCGCCTTCGATCTTCCTGACAAGGCACTTGATGGTTGTTTCCACCCACTCGTTTGGTTGTGGCTTCCATTCAGGCGGATTAGCTTTGTAGTCGTCAAGGAATAGTTCGAGTTTGTCAAGCAGGGCGACATTGCCTGAGCTAAGTGCATG